ATGTTTAACAATTACGATCCCAATAAACGCCACCAGATAACGTGGCACTTAGTATTTGAAACCTTGTCACCTTTAAGTCATATTGGCGAAGCGGTAGGTAATCAATCCAACTTAAAAACTATTACAATTACCGATATTGAAGGTCAACCTTCCAACGTATTCTGTCTATCTGGTAACGCTTTGCGTAATCGAATATTGCGCAGAATTGGGATAGATTCAATGTTGGAAAAACTTTCACTTAAAGTTAATCCCCTGTTGCACCATACTTTATTTTGTGGTGGAGCTTTAGATGGTGGTACTGCCAACGATTTGGAATTAGATAAAAAAATCAGACAATTTCTTCCACCAATCAGCCTGTTGGGTACAGCAAAACCTAAAGGAGTATTTGGCGGAAAAGATGCTCAGATGATTCCAGGACGCTTAGCAGTTGGAGATGCCATGCTGGTCTGTTACGAATCAGCTTTAAATATTTACAATACTTTTTCTCCAGCAATTCCTTTAGAAACTGTAGAAGCTTTAGAGGCAATCAGCAAAACCAAAACTCAATTAGAATCTGACCGTGTGCACGCCTATCTTTCTGGCAAGGAATTAACTAACGATGGCAGCGAATATCAAGAAGCTTTACGTTATTGGTTACCCTTTCTTGAAAACAAATTAAGACCCTATTCCCACTGGTTAACCTACAATCAAAAAACCAGACGAGATTCGCACCACGATCCCAATTTAGTAAAATATTTAGCCCTTCCAGCAGGCAAAGAACAAAAAACATTATTTGGTGATAGCGAAGAAAAAACAGAAAAACCAAAATCCAATCAAATGATTATGGGTTCTTGGTTGATTCAAGAAGGTGCTAGGCTCTATTCTCGCTGGGATGGTTTTGTAACAGATATTGAAGAAGGTTTTATGTCCGAAGCACTTTTGCGTTGGAGTGAATCTCCTTACCTTGGTGGACAAGCCAATACTGGTTGTGGCAAGGTAGCCGTCAATATTTATTATTCTAGTCAAGGCAAATCTGGAAACTGGATGCTGGTTGAAGGTGGACGTGAGGTATTGTCAGAACGTGCTAGCCAACAACACCAACGTTATCAACAATATATTGCTGAATATCAAGAATATTTAAGCAACAATTCTAGTGAAATTACAGGGTTACTAGCGTGATTTTAGAATTGGAATTTGATATTAGAGGACAGCGTTTACCCGCAGACCATGGCTACGCGCTATATTCAGCAGTAAAACAAATTGCAGATATCTCTCCAGAAACTTTGCTTAGTTCGATTTCTGGACAATCTAAACACAAAGGAATAATTGCGCTAACTCAGTTTTCTAAATTCCGTTTACGTACTCCTAACACCCAAATAGATAATTTGCATCGATTACTAAATCAACAAGTGCTAGATATTCGTGGGCATCTAATAAAATTAATTGACGCTCGCTTGTCAACCCCAAAACCTAGTGCAATCCTAAAATCGCGCTTGGTGACCATTAAGTTAGCACAGGTTAATCTAACTGAAACTCCCAATTACTTTTTAGAATCCTGTCAACGTGCCCTAGATAAACTTGAAATCCAAGGCAAAGTGTCAATTGACTATAGTGAAGGATTGGCTTTAAAAGCAATCAGAATCAAAGAAAAACACGTCCTAGGATACGCTGTAACCGTTGAAAATCTAAATGCTGTAGATTCTATCAAACTGCAAACAATGGGTCTAGGTGGACGTAAACATTTTGGTTGTGGTTGGTTCTACGCACCCAAGGAGGTTAAGTGATTCCTTTACAGATTACTGCTTTTTTATCTAGCCCTTTGGCGATAGTAGACGATTATTCTCCAGCAATTGAAGGGATTATTGAATATTTTGTTAGACAAAAAGAAGGAAAATTGCATTCTACTGCTAGTGATGCCAGCCAAGATATTCCAGTAGAATTACCTTTACTTAAGCATCCTATTGGTTTTTATCACGCTTCTAGTCCTTTCTATCAGTATCAACAAGAATCGACTACCCGTTATAGAAAACGTTGGGATTATCAAGATAGAGCTTTAGATTGGGGAAAGAAAAAAGCTAAAGCTTCTAGTCAAACTGGACAATTTAAATCTTGTGATTTACCAATTTTTTATCGCAATACCTCTAGAGTAAACTGGGCAGTAGTTGGAATAGAATCTGAAATCAAACAATTATTAAATCAAGTAACAGGTATCGGCAAACATAGAGGAAAAGGATTTGGTCAGGTTTACCGTTGGCAAATATCTAGATTAAAAACGGATTATTCCCTGTTTAATCAACAAGGTCAATTAATGCGCCCAATTCCAGTTGCCTATTGGGATAATCCAATTGAAGCACCGATATTTGAATTAGCTTGGAAATTGCCTTCCTATCGTATTGATAGCCGTTCTTTTTGTTACGCTCCAGTAGATAACGCTCAGTTATTGAACTTGAGCAACGTAGTTTAATAACAACAAATAACGACTTTTTCTGATTTTTCCCATTTGTGTTTCACTTTCCCAGAACCTAGGATCTTGATGGATTTTTAATAGATTTTGACTACGGTATTCTCCAGAATTAATTTCAGTTTTGGAAATACCTAGTCCTAACAAATATTCGTATATTGTCAAATATTCAATAAACTGTGCTCTATTAACTTGAATTAAAGTGTGCTCCAACAATACTGGAAAATAATTCCGATTGCTTGCCTCTTGAGCAAAAGGTAAAGTATATTTCTGTCCAGATTCAGCTATACAGATAGTGAATGGAGGTTCTGGAGGATTTATCAACCAGCGTCTAATCTGCGCTCTAGTTGGCAAATTAGCTACCTCTGTGGCAGTAATAGTTGGTAGATTTTCTTGGTTAGATAGCAACCAACTCCAACCACGAGCAAAAAGCATAACTTCCTTGCCTTTATTTGGATTGTAATATTTTAAACGCAGAGGAATTACCCAAGCGCAACGGTCACAGAAATATTTACTATGAGGGCATTTAGCGTAGGAATGGTTAGAAAAAAATTCTGATAATTCTACTGTTTGTGTAGCTGGTGATTTTCCACAAAGATAGCAAGAACTCATAATTTGTTTAGGCGCTCCTCTGACCATACTGGACGATGGTTATCGGCTATTGATAATAAGTGCATAGAACTTAACTTAGAAGCAGACACTTGATGTGGAACTTCTCCAGGTACAAAATAACAATCACCTTGGGTTAAAACATGCCTTTCCTCAGCAAATAATAAAAAACCTGACCCTGAGACAACGTAGAGAATATGGTTACCAGGATGGGTGTGTAAACAGGTTGATTGATTGGCTTGAAAAAACAACATATCTGCTGCAAAATCTGTTTGTTTTACCAAGGGTGTACCCAAGGCTTCTGAACCGACCATGTTGAACCAGTTGGTTTGTTTTTTATAATTCGCTTTCTGCAATTTCACGACAGAGTTTTTGATAATAATTATTATTAAACCGTTTAAAGTATTCTAACCTTTTCAATTGATAGGTTTTATCTAAACTTTTACTAATATGATCTGATGTCCTGCCTTCAATTCCAGTAATATTATAACTATTGAGATAAGGTAAATCGTATTTGATAATATAAGCCCAGATATCCCAAGCAGTCCAATTACCTAAAGGGCATGCTCTCCAAGTACCGTCTTGGTATTGACGTAAGGGCTGGGTTAAAGTTATTGCTCTAGATTTGCTTTCTTCTTTGCGCAAACCAATAAACCCTAATTGATATTGTTCTCTTAATTTTGTTTTTTTTACCTTGTCAGGAACATGATCACCTTCTAGGTAAATTGTTTCTAAATTGGTTTTAAACCGTTGACAATAATTTTGTTCAACTTCAACATAGTTATCTAACAATTCTCTATCTGGGTGACCAAAAGATATTACTTTAATATCTGGTTTTATCTGTTGACAAAGATTGAGCATAACAATTGAATCCTTGCCCCAACTTACCGCCGCATAGACGTTAGAAGTAACGGTCAAAGACAGTTGAATAAAATCTAAAGTGTTTTTAACTTTACGTTGAAATTTTGTTAGTTGACTATAAACCAACAAAACTTCTTTAGAATCTTTGGGTAGTATTGTTTGCAAAATAACAAAAATCCTCTTTAAAAGACTTAAAAAGAGGATTTCAATATGTTTAACCTAATGTTTTTATTATAGGTTATTTGTGGTGGAACAAGGCTACCACTTCTTCTATAGCCGCTAACAATTTATCAAGCAAAGGAATATTAGAACTTGCTTGTAAAGCGCTGCTGACTGGTTTAAATTCGTTGTGTGCATTTACTAAATTTGTTATTTTTTCAGCATCAACTGGCACTGAATTTTCTGCTGGTGGATTTGAAGAAACTGCAGCTACAACGTTAGCAACTGTAGCAACATCAACTGGCACTGAATTTTCTGCTGGTGGATTTGAAGAAGCTGCAGCTACAACGTTAGCAACTGTAGCAACAACTTGTGCATCGTTTGAAATGTTTGAAATATCCATAAAAAAATATAACCAAGAATTATATCTTGATTATATCTTAATGTACTTATTTAAATACTATTAGAAGAGATCAAAGTGTGGTCGGTTAACATCCACCACTTTTAACCAAGCATTTAGGAATACTGGGTCATGCGAATATTCTTTAGCTTTTTGTCTATAGTTAAAGTCATTTCTCAAGGTGTAGAAGCTATCTTCCTTGTTTGTAAATACTTGAACTTGATGTTTATTTTCAAAAAATTCAAATATTTCACCAGTTTTAAATTCTATTACGTAATTGGGGTCTATAGCTGAATAGTCCTTGCAGGTGGCAAGATGTTCTTCCAAAGTTTCCCAGCTAGTGTTCCAGTGGAACAGATTAAGAATTGCATAGACGTCATGCACGTTTTGGGAAAAGTGATAAAACCTGTTGTTTGGACAATTTTGGGAAAAGTTAACAAGCGTTGTTCCGCAAGGTGCAGAACAAATTTCTAAGAAAACGTGGTTAGCAAATTGTAAAACATATTCGGGTTTGGTTTGAGTTGTAGTCATGATTTATCTCCTTTTGATTGTGTGTAATTAGCGATTTGAAAAATTATTCCAAGTAGGCTTTCCTGCAGCCAATCCTTTTTCTATGGCGTTTAATTCTTCTTTGCCAAGATTGTAAGCTGGTATTTGAGAAGGATTTTTTAGCCAATCTGCTTCAGTTAAAATTTCTTTATCAAATAAGTGGATCCATTCAGCCCAAGTATCTAAATATGTTTGGGAAAAGGCATATTGGGGTTTAACAGGTTTTTTATTAACCCAACTTATTTGATAATAAAATGTTTGATTTTTGTAAGAACCACTAAACCAACCACTGTTGTGTCTAGCTTTGTTTTCTAGTTTTGTGGTTTTAACCACAATTTCTGTTTTGATGTTTTGAGTTGTAATTTCCATATCTCTCCTTTTTGGTTGTGTAATGGGGGTGGTTAACCCCCTATATTAATTATTTGCTTTTGCTGTAATAGACAGCAGTGTTTAGGGCTCCGTTGCGGTTGAGGAAGGCGTTTATGCTTTTGGCGCAATATTCGCGCCCAGTTGTCAAAGTATCAATTACTTCACCGTTTTTTAGTAAGAAATAATAGTGAAGCATAGGAACTTGATAACCAATTTTTTGGCTACGAAGTTCAAAGCCAGGATTGATTTCAAAAGTTGTAACTACTCTAGAAAATTTTATGTTTGGGGTTGGGGTTGTCATGATGTATCTCCTTGATTGTGTAATGGGGGGTGGTTAGCCCCCTTGCTGTTTATTTGATTTGAACTTTGCCTGAAGGAAGGAATTTAAAAGATTGTTTGGAATCAATCCATGTTTCAAGCTCAGCGACAGAAATTGTAAATCTGTCAGCAAAAATGCTGTCGCCGACTACTTCGTAAGTAGTGATGGATTGTCCTAAAAAGTTTTCGATGAGTTTTTTAAGCATTGGTTGTATCTCCTTGATTGGTTTATATAATAAACTTAGCACACAATATCTTATGATGCAAGTGTTTTTTTATTTTTTTTTGCGTTTAGCTAAAAACCTTCGTTGATATTCAGAATTAGACATTGTTTCCTCGCCTAGCGGTGGTCTACCAGGAGGTTTATCGCTCCAGGTTTTATCACAATCCCTACAACGATAACGAGGAGACCCTACTTTAGTAAAACCACTTATACGAAATTTATCAGAATTACATCTTGGACAGTTCATAACTGCTATTTTAATCGTTGCTTGATAGCTGTAGCAATTATTTCTAACCAATCTAATGCAATCATTTTGTCTGCTAGTTGAAATACCAACCAGCCGTTAGCTAAGTGTAAATTATGTTTTTCATAACTTGATAACAGTCCTGTACCGCTATTGTGTCGACCTTTGTGCCACAATTGCCCTTGAATTTCTATTCCAATTTTTGTATCAGGATGAGCAAAATCTAATCTAAATCTACGTTTAGGAATTGCTTTAAACTCTTGCTCTAGTGGAATATCTGGATAGGTTAAATTCCACAAGTTATTAAATTCTGCTTCAAGATGGCTAGGCATTAATAATAGTAAATCTCCAAAGTTTCGCTAGTGTTGAGGGTTACCCCAGTCCAAGTTAAAGTTGCTCCAGTTATGCTGTAATTGATTGAATATACAGCCTTGACGCCATTTAAAAACAATTCAGACATAGCTGGAGTAGTTGGGGTTTCACTCAAGGTAAAACTTGTTTGCCCGTTGCTAGTAATTGTTAACAACTGATAATAGGTAGTAGCAGTATTTCCGCTACCTAAATTCACTGTACCACCAGAAGCTGTACCGCCATAAGCGCCAATAGTGTTATCTGGAGAATTGGCAGTTAAAACAATATTTTTGTAAGTACCCGTAGCTGCATAACCTAGCCCAACGTAGCTAGAATATTGCTGTACTGTAAAAACATCCCCCACCGTTGGTGTATAGCCATCTGCAGTCATTTTAGACGCGCTGTAGGTAAAAGTAACATTACTAGCTTGATAAGTTTTGTTATTGGGAGTGGTTATTAGATATTGAGACATTTCGCCAGCAGACCAGCCAATATCAGCATAATCAACCAAACCTCCTATTTGATAGGTTCTGCGTGTCCAATTTAAAATCAAATTACCAGAGCCGTCATTGCCAATTGTAAAATCAGCAGGAGCATAGGGTTTACAAGAATTTCCGCGATAGGTCAAACTAATCGTAGTCGTAATATCGGTTTCTACTTGATTTAAAGGAACTAATTTAAATAAATAGGATTTATTGATATCACTTTGAGAAAGTTTAGCTTGAGCTAAAGTGCTATCTAATAAAACAAAATTTTCGTTGGCACTATGTGTAGCAATATAATTTTCAGTACCCCGACAGCCTCTAATCAAATAACTAATTTTGTATTGATTGTTGCCAAGCAGGGTAACATCTCTAAACGCTATAATCTCACTGCCAACTAAAATCAAATTCTGTCCAGCTAAAAATGTATCAGTAGTTACAGAATTTATAACATTGTTGCTAGTAATCGTAAAACTAGTTGAAGTATCAACAATATCTGGATTACCTACAGCCGATAAAGTTCCAGAAATTGTCCCAAGAGTAGCAGATTTAGTAATAGTGGTTAACAAGTAATAATTATTGCCATTATCGGTTGAATAGTAAACACTACCTCCATTAAAATTTGCTTGATTTTGTACAGCAAAATAAGGGCCAATTGGCGACCCATTATCGCTAACAAGATTAATATCATATACATTTAACAATCCGTAGGCTATAGCAGGATAGGGATTATAAACTACTGGAGATGGTGGGTTGATATTTCCTGTAGATTGCAAACCAGCTTGATGGATTACATAACTTCTAGGATCGTAGATTGGAGAAACATAATTGGTAGTAATGGCGTAAGCTGAAGTTGGAGAAGGGTTAGAAATCCAAGGACTAGAAATTGAATAATTGCTAGAAACAGTATTAGGATCTATCTGTTCTCCAAATATGGAATAAATCTGTACATTGGTATAAAGAGAAGGATTAGCAGTACCCATTGGATAACCCCAAACCGCACCTTCAGGATTACTTAAAATTCCAGAAGGTGAAGTATAGACGTGAGGAATATTAACGCCATTAACATATTGGGGAGGAGCGTTAACGTTACCATAAGTACCAACTGGTGGAGAACTTAAAGGGATAAAACTACCATCACTAAACGATACACCCCAAACTGGCGAGGTATAGAGAACTACACCAGAATAATTACCAACTAATTCAAATCCTTCTAATTGTTGAATTACGGGACAAGCCAACCTGATTGTAGCTCCAGCAGCAGTACCGTATTTGGGAACTTGAATAACTGTATATAGAGTTTGACCAACAAAAGTTTGATTTTGATTAGCACCAGCTATATTGAGAAAAACAGCAGGATCGTTGCAAGTAAAACTACAAATTACCCAATGCCTTGTAATAGCAGGCACACTCAACGAACGATAATTAGTTCCTTCAATTTGACAAATAAAATCTTTAGTTAATAACAATTTGGTTAGTTGAATTTGAACTTGACGTTGTCCAATATTTACACCAATCACATCTCCAATATGCAATTTGTTAAACCAGCAAGGCAGTAAAGACATATTGCTAAAACTATTACGTTGCGTGATGATTTCACCAATTAATTTAGCAGCACAACCAGCCGCCATACCATTGGTGCTACCAGCCCATTGTCTAGTTTGAATAGATACTGGATTTTGTCCTTGAGATAATGGATTACGAGCATAGGCGGTAGTCTGGTCACCAAACCATGCTAAATCATGATAGGAAATTTGAATTTCGCTTGCCATTTCTCTAATTGGCAAAATTGTTTCTTTAAACAAATCACTAGTTTTTCCAGCTTCGTTATTTAAATTAGTACCTAAATTGGCTAAACCAATATTTAAAGTAATCGATGGACGATTTTTATTAAGAAATTTAATGACACCATTTTCTTCTCTGATTACAATAAAAAATAACTTTTGTAGTTCTTCAATATAATCGGCAAAAGTTTCCCCAGAACGCTGCAAGACCATGCCTTCACTAATACCAATACCCATGATATCGCTAACATCAATCTGGCTAGAACTCAAACCGCATTGCAAACAAATATCAGTAATAATATCGGTAATTAAAGGATTAGGGCCAAGCTTTCCAAAAATTTCTACATCGATTTTAGGAAACCCATTACCATTAAATTGAGCAATATTATAATTATTAAAAGTAATATAACTTCGATTGACAAATGCTGGAATATTATTGCCTTCTGCTGCTGAAATTATTGAAGATATGGTAGTTTGATTACCAATAAAAATTTCACTATGATCTGCAAAATATTGACTATGTTTATCGGTATAACTTCCACCACTACTAAAAGCAGCATTTAAACCAGCACCACCATAGATTGGTTGTCCTTTAGGGGTAAATCCAGTAATGTAATTATAATCAGTTAAACCAGTGTAATTAGTAAGGTTAGTAGCACCAGCCCTAGAAGACTCTGCATTATAAATTTGAACATTATTTGCCCAAATTCTATTGATACCAGCAATTGGGCCACCAATCATAAAAGCAGCAGTCATATAATAATTGTAAATATTTTCTCGTGGCCCAAATCCTTTACCGCTTCCTGGATAAGCGGGATTACCAGCAATACCATTTTTAGCTGCTGTTTTACCAGAAGTTTGAGTTTGAGTTAAAGGTAATGCCCAAAACATTGGACAACCGTCTAAACGTACCCTGCCATAGGCTAATGGTAATGGAGAACCATAAGAAGCTCTTGGAGTTAAAACAGTAGCATCTAGTTTGCCGATTTTTTGAACTGGTGTAACTAAACTCAACAGAACATTTGACGCTAAACCAGCTACGGCTGGCACAATCATATTAGCCATGGATTACCTCATAGATTGCTGCAATTTTATTAAGATAAAAATTAATTGGTACTAATTGCACGCCATAATTCATATCAGCGTGAATTATTTGATTTTCGCCAATAGCAATACCAACATGACCAGCAATTTTACCAACTTGAAAAACCATAACAGCTTCAGGTTCTACGGTATTAATTGGTTTTAAATAATTTTGTTGATTTAAAAATTCAATAATATTATTTTGTCTTGGTATACGATCATAATTTGGCAAATAGAAATTATCAGGAATCACTCCATATTCTTTACCGATTCCTAAAATCAAACCGACACAATCAGTACCAATTCCTTTTACTGCTTGATTGTGAACCCATGGTGTGCCAATCCATTCTGTAGCGATTTCTGTAATACTTTTCATTAGTTACCTGCTATTGGAGAGACAAAATAAAAATCATTACTTGGCATAAAACTTCCGCCTTGAGGTTCTCCACCAAAATTGATGTAGTTGTTATACAAAGTTTTACAAGTGGATTGGGTTTTATCACAACCTCCTTGGACAATCAAGGTATCGCCAATGGTTGTTTGATACATTAAATTAATTGAAAAAATCACTAAAGTCCCCCCATTATATGGATAGCTATCCCAGATTGGATAGGCTACACCTTGATTAGCTCCACTAGTAAAAATACAAGTTCCATAAGCCAATCCATGTGACAGCATAGCAGTAGAACTAATTACAATTTGACTAAGAGACAATCCATTACTAGATTGGTTATCACTAACAGAAGTAGTCCAGCGATAATTGGCAATATTTAAAGTGCAATTGCTATAGGGATTAAATTTTTTATTAACATCACAAAAATCCCAACGGCATTGATAGCTAGTACGTTGTGTGCAGGATTGACGCAATAGGCTAGTACCTAGCGTTAAATTTTCCATTGTAAATTGGGTATCAGTCGAAGTTATTTGCCCAATTATGCCAATTTGTTCAGTTAACGCACCAGATAAAGTAGAGGGAGGATTGGTATAATCTACGGCTGCTATTGTGATTGTGGCGTTGTCAAACATTCCACTAGCTAGCATTGCTTCAGTAATAGCAGTAGAGCTGATAATTGTTTTTATTTCTTCGTTATCTACTTGGATATTGATATTTCGTTGCAGTGCTGTAGGTTCAAATGCAGTATTAGCCAGATAGGTAACTCCAGCAATTACAATATTGCGGTCGTGTGTAGAAAAACCATAGACAGCCGTAGTTCCATCAGGTTTGGGTACAGTAATATTACAAATCCTTGCAATTTTAATCAAAGGAGTCGATAAAATATCAGCAGGAGAACTCATTGGACTATCTAATATCAGCCCACCAGTTCTATATACTTTCATTTCTAGTGGCGCAACATCGTAGATTTGGTTGTTGGATTGCAAGGTATAGGTCAAATCTTGCGTATTAAAACGAGCCAACAATAAACTATTGGAAACTCCAGTATCTTGGTAATAAAATAAAGACCCATTACCTTTGTTGGATAACCAAAAGTTTAATAGAGTATTTAGCAAAGATTGGGTGTAGGTCTTGCGTTCACCTTGAACGTGTTTATAAAATGGCACACTTTTTCTAGTAGTATTTTTACGAAACCCAGAAGATAACGTGATAATTTCTGTATCGTAAGTAGTAAAATCTTGATTACCTGCTAAAAAATCTAATTGCGTAGGAAATACAACTAGATCTGCATTGGCAACTCCCGTATTTCCATAGATTGGTGTATCTGAAAGAATATCAATTGGCGTGATATAGGGTACTTGTTTAAATTCTTTTAAAATTAATTTATTAATTTGAAAAGTTGTAGGAGAAGCCAAACTATATTCAAATTCATCATTTTCAAACGTTACTGGCACGTAAAAACTAAATACAGCAGGAATTAAATAATAGCGTTGTGGAGTGCTATTAGCTGGCGCTGCTGGTGCTGTAGCAAAAGTTATTTGTCCATTGTTTCCTAACGTCCAACCAGTAGTAGAACCGTTGACGCTGGTAACTACATTGGGTTGAGTAATTGGTCTTAGGTGAGTATTGACACCAGAAAAATAGACTGGTTGCGAAGTATAGGAGCCATAGGTTCCAGAAGGATATTGATAGATTTTACATAGCTGAAACGTGGTTCTAGTACCATCTGGCAAAGGATAAAGACAACCAGCACCTTGGTCGTTATAATCAGATTTATCGGTATAGAGAAAAGAAGCACTAGCACCAGCTACTGAACCAAAAAAACTTTCTATAGTAGTGATATCGCTGGCAGTTAGAATTTTACGAGCAAAGTTAAAAGTTCTAATTGGATCTTCCCAATAAACAATTCTTTGCTCAGCACCTACCGAATTGCTCAAAATAGAATTAGCAAAACTTAAAGTAACTTGTATACCAGCACTTTCGTTAATTGGAAAAACTTGATTGATATCGACGACCATTGTTAATAGAGTGGATAGGTTGAGGTTGAAATTGTCCTTAAAGCGTTAGTTAACCGTAATGCTTTAATAGAAAGGGTTTTGCCGTTGGTGGTAGATTGAATATTATGATCTCCGCCAATATATAGTGGAGAAGAGCTGTTGGTTGTCGTAGGATTTCCACCACCACTAGAAGGGCTATAGGAAGTGCCGTTAACGTACAGTGAAATTGTGCCAGCATTACTCAAGAACACTACATAGTAATCAGTATTAGCGCTATAGGCTGGTACTGAAGAAAATACAGCAGTTGAACGTCCAGAACTCGCATAAAAATAACCTAAATTGGCTGGACTATAACCAAACGCATATTCATCACTACCAGAAAACATACCGCTATTGCCTTTTACTAAAAAAGCAAAATTATCACCATAGACTGAGGTTGCTGAATAACTAACTTTGATCTCTAAAGTCCAACTAGAACCAAGACTATAACTAGCGTTAGTACCATAACTGATCGAGGTATCACCAGCAGTCGAACTAAAATCTAAACTATTGTTACTAAGATTGGCTGATGCTCCAGCTCCAATTGAACTAATTGTGCCAATTCCTCTAAGGTTGCCACAACTTCCATAGGTTTCTAAAATCACATTAGAGCCATAGGGGTCAGCACTCGTTCCAGACGAAGTTGCAGGATAGATGCCACCTAGCAAATTTACAGTTGTCATCGGCTAGCTCCTACTAAATCAAAATTTGTACCATTTAACCAAAGCTCTATCCAACCATAGGCTAAATTGATTGCTAGATTATTTCCAGAACCCAAGTTTGCAATTGTATAACCGCTTGGTGGGCTAATAGTTAAACTATTGGTAGCAAATCCACTAGTTGAAGTAGTTGCCCCGCGATCGTAGAAATAATAACGACCGTTGGCGGTAGTAGGCAAGGTAATAGAAATTGCACCACTTGAGGTATTTACTGGATATTTATAACCAGAAACTGGAGTAAAGGTTGCAGTTTGAGTAGTACCTAGCGTCCATAATGCTGTTCCATTTGCTAGATAACTCCATGCTCCACTAGAATAATACGCCCATTGTTTTAAATCATTTGCCCAAACAATTAAACCTTCAAATGGGGTAAAAAAAGATAACGTACCTAAATAATACTGAGCAATATTGTTGGTTTGACCAGACCAAGTACCTGACGCTCCACTTGGTACAATATATAGCGATTCACTAGCAGGACTAGTAGGTGGTGTAGTTAGGGTTGTGCTAGTTATCCCACGTCTTAGAGCACTGAGAGTTATAGCTAACGTATTTATAGTTTGTTCTTTAAATTCTTGAGATTTATCTACTAAAATCCCGTTGCCACTTAGAATAGTAGTCGTCATATTTTTTATTTATACTTAAACTATATTATACAAGCAATTAATATTAGTTAATTTTGTTTAATTTGGCTATAGTATAATAGTAAAAAATATATAAATAAATATGTTAATTCAAGCAGCGCAAATCTCTCAAAATTTGGCAGCTCCGATCTGGATTACTGGAGTAACAGTAACTGGTTCTTCAGCAAATATCACTTCACCTTTAACTACTGCCTTAAATAGTGCAGGAAATAATGGCGTTTCTGTACCTTTACAAGTTTCAACAAGTTCAGCCGTTGTTGGGGTAATTACAACAGGAACTAATGCTCAAGTTTCGGTTGTTAGTAACGTCAATGGTGCTCAATTTGACGATGCTAATGGCAACATGGTCTATGGGGTAATTAGCCAATCTTCTAGTACTTATACTTTATCGTTTTATACCAACGTTAGTGGCACTCAAACTGCTTATAGTTTTGCTGGTTCTACTGTAATAAATTTTACGATTAACTACGTTTTTGATTTTTATCGTTTTCCAGCCTATGCCCTAATTGGGGTCAAAAACATTTTAGTTGACCAATTAACCTATCAAATTCCAGTACCCTTTACTCAAGCTTTGACAATCGGTACAGCTAATACAGTTCCTTCCTTGAGTTATACGCCAATTTCTACCTACGGTGTTAACTTTGTAGTAAATGGCGTTACATATAGTACATTATCTGGAATTGGAGAATTTGCAATAACTGGAACCTCAGTATCTTTTTCTAGTGTAAATGCTGGATTTACGTTACAAGCTGGCTGGGAAGTTTTCGCTCAATATTTCCACTATTAAAATAAATGGCAATCAATTTCAACCAATTACAAAACCTTGATAACAATACTTTACTAGGCAACAATTCTGGTTCTGGATCTGCTCCTAGTCAATTAAGTATTAGCCAAATCAAAACTTTATTGGCGTTATCTACTAGTGATATATCTGGATTGGCTGCCTATATAGCGTCTGCTAGTATTTCTGCTAGCCAAGTTACTGGCTTAGGTTCTTTGGCAACAGCATCTAGTGTAAGTACTAGTCAAGTTACTGGTTTATCTACTTTAATCAATAGCAATATAGCTTCTGCTACCATTGCAGGTTCCCAAGTATCAGGAGCTTTGACTAGCTCGACATTATCTCCTAGTAGTTTATCTAGTGGAACGTTGGCTAGTGGAGTTACAGTCCCCTATAGTCAAATATCTGGTGCTCCTAGCAATAGCACTTTAACTTTAGGAACAGGATTAACTGGTACTTCCTACAACGGCTCTAGTGCTGTAACTGCTGCTGTAGATACTAGTGTAGTTACAACACTTACTGGCACTCAAACTTTAACTAATAAAACTTTAACTAGCCCAACAATCAACACTAGTTTAACTTTGGGTAGTGGAGTAACTTTACCTGCTGGTAATTTAACTGGAACTTTACCAGCTATTAGTGGCGCTAGTTTAACTAGTATTACTTCTAGTCAAATATCTGGACTAGGTTCTTTGGCAACTTTATCTAGTGTAGCTTTAACCAATATTGCTTCAATAGCCAACAACACTTTACTTGGAAATAATAGTGGTAGTTCGGCTTCTCCAACAGCACTATCAATAAGTAATGTTCAAACTTTATTGGGACTAGGAAGTGCTGCTTATTTAACTGCTGGAACAAGCGCTAATAACGTAGTTCAGTTAAATTCGTCAGGGTTTTTAGCAAGTGTTGTTGCAGGTAATGGTATTCACGAAAACCCTAATACAATTAGTTCTTCTTACACAATAGTGGGAACTAACAATGCTGTATCTATTGGCGATATTGCTATTTCGGGAGCATCTACAACGTTAACGTTACAAACAAATAGTCAATGGAAAATAATATAAGGAGAAAATAATGGCAACTTTAACTATCCAAAACGCTTCTGGTCAATCAACTTCTATAACACCTAACGCATCAAATACTGGTACTTTAACTTTGCCTACTGGTACGGCAACAATATTAGCAACTCCTTTACCTAGTGGTACGGCAACTGTTGCTCCTTTGACTTTAACTACTGGAACTAACCTTACTACACCAGCGGCAGGTTCACTGGAATATAACGGATATTCGCCATATTTTACTCCCACTGGTACTCAGAGAGGGGTGATGCAGGCGGCACAGTATTATGCTCTTAACACTGCTTATACAGGTACTCAGGCAACAACTGCACAAAGTATTTTTGGGTTGACTAATGGTGTAACTCTTACTAGTTCTACTATTTATGAATTTGAGATGGCAATTGCTTTAAGTAAATCGGCAGGCACAACTTCACATAATTTTTCAATGGGATTTGGAGGCACTGCAACACTAAATTCTATTGGATATTGGTTTATATACGACGGATTAACTACTAATTACAATACTGGACAAGCAACAAATCAATGGTTTATGTCATCGGCATCGGCAGCTACAATTACCTCTGGAATAACAGGAGCAGCCTTTTATGCTTGGGGAGTTGTCAAAGGTATTGTATCAGTCAATGCTGGCGGAACTTTTAACCCACAATATACGCTAAGTGCTGCTCCTGGTGGTGCATATACAACCGCCGTTGGAAGTTATATAAAAATTTCTTCACTTGCTGCCTCTGGTTCAAACGTAAGTATAGGAGCATGGAGTTAATATGCCGAATACATTTAATGGCAACGTTGGTGCAATTTTCCCTACATGGACAACAGTAACACGCTCTGCTACTGCCCAGACAGGCGAAACTGGTTATAACACTACTACTGGAACTTTAGAAGTTTATAACGGTACTGCTTGGATTGCAACAATTAATTATTCAACATCTTATCCAGTATCTTACTTAGTAGTTGCTGGTGGTGGTGGTGGTGGAAATTATAATAGTGGTGGTGGTGGTGGAGCAGGCGGTTTATTAACTGGAACTGCTTTTCTTGTAACTGGAACTGTAAATACTATTACTGTTGGTGCTGGAGGTAATGGCGCTGTTGGTTATACTGCCGCTGTTAATGGCAGTAATTCGTCACTGATAGGCAATAGTATTATTGCTACTGCTCTAGGGGGAGGGTATGGAGCATCTAATGGTTTGGGTAACAATGGAGGTTCTGGAGGTTCTGGAGGAGGAGCAGATCAACAAGGTGGGGCTGGTTCTGGAACTTTTGGACAAGGAAATGCAGGTGGTGCTAACAATGCTACGTACAACGTATCACCATATTATCCTGCCGCTGGAGGTGGAGGAGCAGGCGCTGTAGGGGGTTCTCAACTTTCCTCGTCTATTGCAGGAAATGGTGGAGTAGGTTTAACCACATCTATTATTACCACAACTCAAGCAACTAATTATTCCGTTGGACAAGTTGTCAGTTCGTCAATTTATTTTGCTGGCGGTGGAGGTGCTTCTACTCAAGGTGGAGGCGGCACTGGAGGTTCTGGAGGATATGGTGGAGGTGGGGCAGGTACTAGTAGCGTAGGCGCTGGTACATCTGGAACTGCTAATACTGGTGGCGGTGGTGGTGCTGGTTATAACGCTTTTAATGGCGGCAACGGCGGTTCTGGTGTTGTCATTCTATCTATGCCTACTACCAACTATTCAGGCAAAACCACTGGTTCTCCAATAGTCACAACAAATGGATCAAATACAGTTTTAATTTATACATCATCTGGGAGTTATATAGCATAATGTCGCACTACGCTAAAGTTCTTAATGGCACAGTTACACAGGTTATAGTCGCTGAACCTGAATTTTTTAATACCTTTGTTGATTCTTCACCAGGACAATGGATTCAAACATCTTACAATACTCGTGGTGGAATCCACTATCTTCCAAACTCTAACGAACCATCAGGACAAGATGGACTTAGAGGTAACTACGCTGGTGTTGGTTATATCTACGATGCAACTCATGATGTTTTCTATCCTCCACAACCGTTTCCATCATGGACTATTACAGAACCAGATTGGACATGGGCGGCACCGGTGCCCTATCCCACAGATGCTAAGTCCTATACTTGGGATGAGAGCACTAAGAGTTGGATTAGTACCTAATATAGGGTTTATACTTTCTAAAAGGTGCTAAGAGATAATCTGGTACTTGGTATGGTGATCCTTTTTGATTAAAACTAATATCAAATTCATCAAAAGGTACAGAAAGAGAACCAATACCAGCGTAGAGCTTAGACGTATAATATTTAATAATTTCACCAGCAGCCATCTTGAGATTATAGACAACTGGATCTGGATTGGACGTTAATGGTACGAGGTTAAATCCAGCATAGTAACTAGCCAACATTTCTGTAGCGATTGTTCTAATACTTTGGCTGAATTCTGGATAATTGTAAAAATAAGCTTGCGTTAAAAATAAACTAACTTGACTATCGTCGTCAATTTGAATCATTGTATTATCCAACGACAACCAAGGTTGGACAGGGACTGCTCTACCGTAATAGTTTAGAGCGTCCGCAATCCTAACTTTGAATGAGTACGGATAATTGGTTTGGTCGTTTAATATCAGTGGATGGTAGGCTAGGTAACAGTTTTGTAGTTTTAGAGTTAATCTGATTTTTTCTGTCCATTTGGTGATACCTAACGGTCGGTTAGCACCTTCTGGCGATTCAACCAAATAGTTGATATAGTTAACCATTGCTCCAAGTGTATTAGTATCTAAACTAGATAAACTTGGAACAAGTGTAGTGGCATCCGTAGTAGTTAGGATGCCTGCCATCTATTTGATAAACTCACAATCAGGTAAATTGTTAGGACAACGTAGAGTAAACTCTTGATATCCTGTATTTTCACTGATTTTTTTAGAACCGCATTTTTTACAAATTGGAATTCCTAATGATTTCCAGATTTGTCCATCTTGAGTTTGGGAAAAATCCACAAACGGAATAGGAGCGTCAACGGGAACAGATATATTTTTGTCAGCAGCAGCCATGATTGTTTATCCTTTATAAAGCGCTATCAGTAGTATGTACAAGGAATACTCTTAACTGTTGAGGAACAGTAGAGGTGTCACTATAACCAGTTGGATCTACATCAAGAGCAGCAAAACCTTCTTCACTTCTCCAGATATAAGAATTCAAACGTTGGTAATTAGTGATTTCATTTTGTCTGATTTCCATTGGTGTACCAACTCCACGACCTACTGCACTATTACCAAAGGCATAACTAATACGAGTAAGTTTAGAACCACTAAGGATTGTTTCAGTTTGGACACCTTCATTTCCAGTAACACCAACGCTAAAACCGTTAGATTGGAAAATATGGAAACCATAATATGTACCAATATAACCTGAAATTCTAGATCCATTTTCTGGTGGAATTACAGTTGGGTTAAGAATATTGGAAAGAGCAGCAACATCTTCTACAGTGGTCATGCGGAAGATAGTTTGTAAGGATTGCATTAACTGTGAAACAGCTAAGGGATGCAATACTAAAGCGTAGTTGTTATCAGGGAAAGGTTCAACCAATAAGCTTCTCATGTAAGCGTTAAGGTTTAATAAGAACTCTTTAGTAATAATTCCAGAATCATTAGTAGCAGAAGAAGTAACGATAGCACTAGGTGAAGTTACAACGTTAGATGCTGAGTTATAAACTACAGCAGACGAACCGTTATATAAAGCTCTAATTGTACGTTCTTCAAACTGAGCATAGTTTTGTCCAAGGTTTTTTTCTAATACGCTTACCAAATCGATCATCGAATAAGCTAGAACAAAACTAGGTAAGGAAACTGGAGGCATTTCAGTGGTATATCCTGAACCTTTACCAAGACCAAATTCTTGCAAGACAATAGGAACAGTACCAGTAGAAATTTGTTGTAGGTTGGTATCGATAGCAGTAAAAGAACCACCACCAGAAAGCAACCAGTCAGAAGGAACAATAGAACTTGGTTGATAAGCGGCTCTTTGGACTAAAACTGTAGTACCTTGTGATTTAAGGTAATTAAATTCAGTTTGGGCAAATTGCCAGAAAACATAACCAGGTCTATGAGTAGTACGAATTATGCTACTGAGAGTTTGAAGAAAACCACCAGGAACGTCAGAAATTTGAGTAGCAGCTTCTTTTACTGCCATTCCGTTGACTGATCCACCTTGTAGTAAACCGTTTTTCTTAGCAAAAACCTCAAGGTCGTTCATAACCTGTTTGCGGTTTTCTCTAACAAAATGATCTACTGGTTTAAAATCTCTCATCCAGATTGGGTTACCTTGACTGGACTGCTTGAGGACTAATTGAGTAGAATTTTGAATGGACTCGAGATCTGATAAACTACCAAACACGCGGTCGCTATCAGTGGTAGTAACAGTATTTAATGCAGGGGTTTTTCTTTCTTTCACTGGGTTTGCACTTCCGTGTAATTTGAATAGATCAGCAATTCTTTTTTCGTTTTCTTTGGCTGTTTCCAATTCAGATTTGGTGGTTTTTAAAACTTCGTTAACTGCTGCAACTTGCTCATTAGAAGAAGCTTTGAGCTCTTCAACTACAGCTTTAAGTTCAGCAATTTCATCTTCTTTACGCTCTTCAATAGCTTTGATAGCAGCGTCAAGCTGTGCATCTTTGGCTTTGATAGCAGCGGTTAATTTAATTTCTTGTGCTTTGTTTGCCGCTTTAATTGCTTGCTGAACTACTGAAGCAACGTCAACTTGGGGCTCAACATTTTCTTTGACAACTTTTTTATTGTTGATTTCCGCTATCTTTTCAGCGGTTTCAACGATTTTTACTTGATCCGTGGGAAGCTTGCTAGAATCAATTTCTGCAACTCTTACGAGTTCAGGAACTGCACTAGCTTTACGTCTAGCCATTATAAATACTCCAAATAATATACCCGTACTTAATACAGTTATATCATAGTTAGAGCATACATTGTACCAAAAATATACTAATTTGCTGAATAAATACAACAAAAAAGAGCCAAAATTTGCAAATGGCTCTAGGAATGGATTATTTGGTTTTAGGTAAGAAAAAAATAAGTAGTATAATTAAAGAAATGCGTTGGCATGTTCCTTTTGGTTAATTTATGTTTCGCTCTAGAAATAGGGCGTTAAGCTGCACTTAAATACCTAGACCAAACTACACATAAATAGACAAATTATTTGTTATAATAATTTTATGTCTAGTTTAACGCCACAGGAAGCAGCCACATTACTTGGTGTAACGGTTAGAACCTTGCACAGATGGGAACTTGATGGAAAAATTAAGTCTACACGTACAGCTGGAGGTCATCGTCGATATGACATAATAGATTTAATTAGTAATAAATCTGATACTCAATTAACAGTAGGCTATGCTCGAGTTTCTAGTCATGATCAGAAAGAAGATCTAACTAGACAAGTTATAGTTTTAGAAAGTTACTGTGCTAAACATGGCTGGGGATTTGAAATAATTCAAGATCTTGGCAGTGGAATGAACTACAAAAAGAAAGGACTTATTAGGTTAATTAAGTTAATTACGTCCTATCAAGTTGAACGGCTAGTTTTAACTCATAAGGATAGGTTACTTAGATTTGGGTCAGATTTGATTTTCACACTGTGCGAACAATTTGGAACAGAGGTAATAATTATCAATCGTTCTGATGACAGTACTTTTGAAGAAGATTTAGCCTCAGACGTACTCGAAATCATCACTGTATTTTCTGCTCGTTTGTATGGTAGTCGTTCTCATAAGAATAAAAAAATAGTAGAAGAATTGAAGGAGGTAGCAAGACAGTTGTGAGAATCAGTTTTAAAACCGAACTAAAACTGAATAACTATCAAAAAACTCAACTGGCTAAACATGCAGGTGTAGCTCGTCATGCTTGGAATTGGGGATTAGATATATGTAAAAAAATTCTCAACTACAATCAAGAAAACCCAACAGAGAAATTAAGATTTCCATCAGCAATTGATCTGCATAAACTTTTAGTCAACTTGGTGAAGGCTGAAAACCCTTGGTACTATGAAGTATCCAAAACTAGTCCTCAATATGCGCTGAAACACCTATCAAATGCATTTTCTGATTTTTTTAGAAAAAAAACTATGAATGGTCGGCGGATGGGGTTTCCTAGATTCAAACGTAAAGGTCAGCAGGATAGTTTTACCTTGGAAGGAACTATTAAAGTTAAACATCGATGTCTTCAATTACCAAAAATAGGAATAGTCAAGACTTACGAACGATTGCCGCAAGGATTAACACCTAAAACAGCAGTAATTAGTCGAACTGCAGACCGTTGGTTTGTTTCTTTTAGCTATGAAATAGAGCCAAACACTACAGCTAAACTATTTGGTGCTTGCGGTGTAGACTTAGGCATTAAAACACTAGCTACCATAAGCACAGGTGCAACGTTTCCTAACCCCCAACCTTACCGTCAATTGCAATCCAAGTTAGCTAGGCTTCAAAAAACAGCTAGTCGTAAAGTTAAAGGCTCAAACAATCGACAAAAAGCAAATCTAAAAGTAGCTAAACAGCATGCAAAAATTGCCAACATTCGTAAAGATACGCTCAATAAATTAACTACCTATTTGGCTAAGAACCACAGTCAAGTAGTAATTGAAGATTTAAATGTATCGGGAATGTTATCTAATCACTGTTTGGCTAAGTCAATTGCAGATTTAGGTATGTATGAATTTCGTCGTCAATTAACTTATAAGTGTGACCTATACGGTAGCAAATTAATTACTGTAAGTCGCTTTTTTCCAAGTTCTAAAACCTGTTCTTTTTGTGGACACATTCAAGATATATCGCTCAAAGAACGTGTTTTTAACTGTCAGCAATGCAATATGACTATTGATCGTGATTTGAATGCTGCGCGTAATTTAGAACATCAAGCTCTTATAGTAGCTTAAACACTATACTGGGTGCAGCTTGCGCCTGGAAGCCTACAGAGGGATAGCCGCTCCTATGCCCCCGTTGAAGTAGGAAGTAGACATCAATCTAGCTTGTCTAGGTTTGTATAGGTTCTATAAAGCGGCGATTTTTGCGTATTAGCCAAAACGTTTTAGAGAACGGTCGGTTTGCATTTGGTTATATGCTCGAACTTGGCTATCACTCATTCCACCAGCATTACCTTGATGGATAGCTACATTCCAATTGTTGTTGATAGTATGATTAACGCTAGAGCTAACCTGTCCACCAATTCCACCAATTCCCATACTGGCGTTAGTAAAATCATTGATTGCCATATTTTGTGGATTGAGCATGGCATTTACTTGGTTTTTAGGTACAACATATTCTCCTGGAGTTAAGGCTGCCAATACTGGAGTGATGCCCCCATTTTGCAATTGTTCAGTAGTCAATGCCGAGGCAGCTTGAGCACCGAGGTCAATCAATCCTCCACTGGCATAGTTGCGAACCATTCCTCCTTGATAAAAACCAAGTAAACCTTTAAAAAGATTTCCAACTATTGGAGCGCCAAAATTAGCAAATTCAGTTCCTAGCCCTGCTCCTAAAGCAACACCAGATTGCATTGTTTGAACGTCGTTACCATTGACGTTATTAAAAGACAATCTATTATCTAACCTGAAATTAGAATCTGGATTGACTTGTTGTTTAATACCGTCCATGATGTTGGCAACAATATTATTGTTGTTAGAACCAGTCCCTGTGCCAAATATTGAATCAGTTAATTGTTTAGCAAAATAATCACCAACGTTTTTAGCAATTGGTTGAAGAATTGCTTTTAATAATCCTTCCAAAGCTTGTAATGGAGTTTTGGAGCGGTCAATTAAACCAGTAATCCCATCGGCAAAACCTGTACTAAATCCAGATGCTACCTTATTGCCATTGAGTTTAGCTTGTTCAATCTGGTCTTCTTGCACTGCTTGTAATTGTCTGCGCATTTCGTTAGCTTCTGGACCGTTGGGATCTATATTTAATTTGGTTTTAATTTCTATTTCTAAATCCCGATCTTGCGCTTTAAAATCAGCTTTAAGTTTTTCAATTGACGCTGCTACATTGATTGAGCCAAAAGGATCAAAGGTTTTTCTAGATTGGGCAGCCGCATATTGAGAATTGAGATTAGCGCTATACTGCGCGTTAGCTATCCCCTGATCTAAATTAAATTTATTAGTAGTGTTGTTAATGATATTTTCTTCTGTGCCAGGAGCTTTAGCGTTGTTTCCTAAGTCTTTATAGGTTTTTGCTATTTGTTTATATTTAGCTTGATTGATGGTTGCTTGTGTAATATCATCAGTTAAATTTTTGATGGTTTCTTGATCTGCTCCTAATTGTTTGCTTAGTGCTAATCTTCTTTTTAATAGTTCAATATCTTTGGCTGAAGATTCAGATTTACGTTTAAATTCATTTTCTGTAGCTGTAATATTTTCTATATAGGAAGTGTATCCTGCCAAAGCGCTGTCAATAGCTTCTTGCCGTTGTTGATCCGCAGTAGAATAACTTTGCGATAATTGTGTTAATTTTTGATTATTTTGCGTAATAGTTAATTTAGATAAAAGTTTATCTAGTTTTATTTGTTCGTCTTGTTTAGCAAATAAATCTTGTTTGGTTATTTGGGCAATTTCTAAATTTTCTATTTCTTTTTTTAGTTTGTTGTCTTGCGTTTCAATTGCATTGCTAGCTAGTTGATTGGTTTTTATTTGATTAATTGAACCAGCGTAGGGTGATTTCATTTTGGCTGGATCAATATAATCGCCAATTTTTACGTTAGAAATATGTGGTCCAATTTGAGTAGTTGAAGTTGATTGAGCACTTGCTCCATAAGGATTAATGCCATTTTGTTTTAATAGTGAAACTATACTGGGAATATAATTAGGGTCTTCGGCATAACCACGTCTTTGAATATCTTGTATTGCAGCAAGAGGTGACACTCCACTTAATTTTCCGTTCCAATGATTAGCATGATCAATAAACGCCGCTTCATCACTAGAATAATTTTTAAAATATTGTTTACTTGGGTGCATAACTCCACCCGAATGCCAAACTCCACTATCTTTACCAGGAACGCCAGTTTGATTAAACCAATTATGTGCGCCAATAACACTTGATTGATTACCTCCAGTTTCTTGGATGAATTGAGCAGCAGTGACGGCAGCTTGAGGATCTCCAGCAGCTTGAGCCAAGGCATAGGCTCTTTGGAACATTTGACGTTGTCTTTTTATTGGATCTTTTTGATCAAGTCCTTCTAAACTTATATTTCTGCCGTTACCAATTAAACCACTAGCAGGTAAATTAGGACCTTGAACGTTGCCTGAAACATGGCTCTGGCTTGCTTCTAATTGAGCAGCAGCGCTAGAAAAAGTATTGACAATAGAATTTACTGAATCGTTTATTTTGGTTAGATGGGCAGCGTTATTGGCAAAGGTTGAAACAATTTGTCCACCTAGATTGCGTTGCATTTCTACTTTTTGGCGTTCTAGTTCTTCGCTTTGCCTTGCTAGTTTGACAGCATTTTGTTCTATTGATAATTTATCGGTTCCTGATTTATCTTGCGCAGCATTAATTTGCCGCATTTTGGTTTCGTAATTATCAAGAATATTAAAGATACTATCAAAAGCTGAACCAGTACCAGCAGTTTTACCTGCTAAATAATCGCGTTTAAACTGATCTGCTTTTAAATTTTCCTTGGCTTCTTTTAATGCGTTTTGACTTTCTAATAAAGATTTTTTTAATTCAGTACCAAAGTCTGTAATTGAATTATTTAAACTTCTAAATTGCTCTTGCAATGAACGCATAGCATCTTCTGCTTGTGCTTGTGCCTGTGCCTGTCCAGTTTCTGCCCCCATCGCTCCAGCTTTAGCACCATATAGGTCTTGGATGACATGCAAGAATGGTAAATAATTTTTATTGGCAGGGTTAGTGTCCTCGTTAATATGGCTGATAATGCCTTCTACGTTGGCGTTACCACTTAAAATATTGTTGCGATTTAAACCATATTGTTGGAGATATGCTAAAACTTGTTTTCCTTCTGTTGTGTCAAACTGACCAGCTAGTTTTCCTCTGGTAGAGCTAAATTGTTGTTGATATAATCCAGCAATCTGTCCTTGAGATGCACTTTCAGCTTGTGCAGTTAGAATACTAGCAGCAGATTTTCCAAGTGTTCTATTAGCTAAACCCTGTTCAATTTGTAGTTTGCTGGCTGATAATTGATTTTCGGTTAAAGATTTAAGTACACTTAATCTAGCGTTGTTTTTTTCAAAATCAGTTTGAAGATCTGTTAAAACTCCACGAGAACTTGAAACAACATCACTACTTGTTTCTGTTTTAGATTCAGTTTTTGCATTGCTACTTGGTGCTAAATGCAAATATTTTAAAACTCCTTCTAATTGAGGAGGAAGATTAAACCCTTTAAATAATCCAGCAATCGAGTTTTGAATTTTATGCAATAGTCCATCAAAACTTTGCATAGCTGAATACATTGCATCAATGTAAAATTTGTTTGCTTCAAAAATTGGTTTAATTATTGCAAATTTTAATAACTTTATTAAAACTTTATCAACTGAAATAGAAATTGAATTGAATACTGAAAAAGCTCGTCCAATAATACTGCCAAGTTCTTGAAAAGTATCTTTATGACGTTCAAAAGCATCAAACATTCTATTGATTACTGAGGCAGCAGCTCCAGCCGCAGCTACTAACTGTGTACCGATTGCAGCTTGTAATCCTTTTATATGCATCTGCAAACGTTCAAGCTGAGCTGTAGTTGTTGATTGAGCTTCTTTAGCACCACCTTTGTTTTCTTTTTCTAATTGCGTACCAACTTTTTCTAGGAATTCGTAGGGGTCAAGTTCTTGTTTTCTTACCAGTTTTAATAACTGTTGTTGATTTACGCCATAGGCTCTAGATGCTGTACCAAGAAATCCTGGTAATATTCTTGGGATTTCTTTGGAAAGTACCCTAGAGTCCAATTCACCAGACATGGCTATGCGGTTGATATATTCTAAACCTTCTGCCTGTTCATCTTTAGTTAAACGTTTAGCAATAAAAGCAGTTTGAAATCCTCTAATTACCTGATCGCTGTTTTTAGAATTTGCTAAAGAAGTTCCGTAGGAGTTGACTTGTAAATTAGCAGAAGCCAACGCCAACTTGGATGCACTACCACCATATTCGTTGGTAAATTCTTTAAAATATTTAAGTTCATCAGTAGCTTTGGTTGTAGAACCAGTAATCTGTTCTAATTTAAATCTGATTCTTTCTAAACTTTCGGCAGTGTCATAGGCATCAGTAATAATAGAATTAAACATCTGTGCAGCCGAGGTTGCCGCCATAGCAAAAGGTTGGGCTAACAGAGCGCCAATTGCTGCTGGACCAAGCATGCCAGTAACACTACTAAAACTTTGGGTAAATCCACTAATCAATCCACTTACAAAGCTAGAACCTTGAGATTGCCCTTGTTGTGGCGTCAAAATTGGTGGTGGTGTGATTTTATTGCTTGTTAAATTATTTAAAGCAGCCTGGACAGAACCAGTACCGTTTTTTATTGATTGCACAACACTATTAACCATTCCATTTTGTTGTGGATTGGTAGTAGTGGGTGAAGTATGGGTGATTTGATTTAACGCATTTTGGACAAGCGCTGTACCTTTTCTAATTCCAATTGCTAAACCAGCAGCTATATCTTCTCCAATCTTTTCAAATATTTTTGATGGTGATTGTGTTTGAGTAGCTTTTCTGGTAGCTTGTTCTGCCGCTATACCCAAATCTGCAGCAGCTTTGGAAACATCAACTTTTCCTTTGTTTATACCCTGTGATAGACCTTCACTGATTTCTTTACCAACTCTCTGCCAAGTTTGGTCTGCTTGATTGGTAAATTTACTAAGGTTTTTGACAATCGATAATGAATCTTCTATTTCTTGATCAAAAAGCTGGGCTGAAGCTGGTTTTATCTTTTTAGAACGGCTTTTAGAAGTAGTTGTAGTAGTAGAACTAGAATCAATATCTAATCCAGTAAATTCACCCTTGATTTGTTTAAACTTGGCACTGAGAGCGTCAAGCTGAAGATTGATTTTAGTTAAGCTAGCATCATTTACCTTGATTTCTAATGGCGCACTATTAAAATAATTTCTAACTTGGGCATAGTGGCTTTGTTTTAAAGTTAAATGCTGATTTAACGCAGTTAGAGCTTTGTCGTCTACTTTAAGTACCAGTGGATTGCTAAACTGGCTTTCAAGCTTAGTGTAAATATTAGAAATGGCTTCCAGTTTGGATTTGATGTTAGCGCCATCACCCATTGAGATATTAACTTTAAACTTAATATCCTTAGCACCAAGCCCAGCTAAATCATCCTGTGCTTTCTTTAATGAAGCGTCAAACTCAGAACGATTTAACTTTAACCCAACCTCTAAAGAACCTAAGCTTGCCATGCCAAAACCTCTATACTAATATTAGTATTATAGACTGAGGCATCTAATGAATTTACAAATAATTAAAGCATTAACGCCGTTAATCTTGGCGTTTTTAGGTTCTGGTTTAGAAGCCTATGCGGTTGCTGTCAAAAACGAATCTGTGCAGCCTGTAGCAATGGTTTTAGTTGGAGCAGCAGCTGGTTTAGCTAATCCAATTAATAAAAATGATGAACCAAAATAATATTAAGTTTTCTTGGTAATCAGTTTAAAAAGAAAAATAGAATCAATTATCAAATAAAACCAACTCAAGACAACATATTCAAAATATAGTTTACGCAAGCTTGGCAAAAACAAAACATCAGAAACAAATCTACAGATGATACCCCAATCTGGTTGGTCTCCTAGCAAAAGAAAATAGCCAAAAACATTTAAAAACAATGCTATTTTGTTGAGCATTAACCAATTTGTAGATATGGTGTAACAACCGATTCTTCCACACCATAATCTAATAATCTCAATAACCAAGCATTCCAAAATCCATTAAGTTGCTCTTTATCTAATACAAATAACTGTTTACCATTGGGGGTCAAGGCAATAATTAAACCCTGTTCTACTTTAAGCTCTGGTCTGGCATATTCTATAGCACCAGCATAGGCGGCTAATTGCGTAAAATCATCTTCCAACCAAGTTTCTAATACTGGTTTAGATTTGGTTTTAAAATCAATAATTGTCAATTTACCTTCCCAGTAAGCCAGTAAATCAAACCTTCCTTGATAATCCAATTCTCCATGAATTACTGGTTGTTCAATTGCAAATGGATATTCAATTTTTGGAAGCAATAAATCCATCTGCTCCCAATATTTAAAAACTTCTAAAGTTTCTAGATATTCAGTGTCGTATCGTTGCTGGATGGCAGGTTCATTGCCTTTCAAACGCTCTTCAATTAAGGCATGGATAACTTCACCACGAACCTTAGAATTGGCAATAATTGCCTCGGCTTCAGATTCACCTACCCTTGCTCTCCAGTTGGCTAGCATTGTCTTTTTTTCGATTGATTGTGTTTTGTTTAGAATTTTAGATACCGAAGGTAGTTTAGGATAAGCCATAATCACAACTAGGGAAATTAAATTTGAAAGCTATATCTGGTAAGCGTTTTAAGCCTGTCCCTTAGCAAGGTAAACTTATTTGTTTTAAAGTTTCACTATGGTTATGGTTAGGAGAATGTCCATTGCTATAGGGTTTAATTTCTTGCTTTTTAGGTTCGTTGGAAATAGATTTTGCAAAATAATCAGTTGAATATTCAAAGCCAAAACATTCACGAAAAACTCTAGCTCTAGCTTTTATGGCAACGTCTAAAGTTGAATAATTTGCCGTAGGAAATTTAATACGGGTACTTTCTTTATCCGTTGCTATTATCTGTAATATGTAAGGTGAAATACATTTGTATCTATTATTATAAATAAATGGTTCCTTTGTAGATTTTGGATAGCTTTCCAGAAAATTTAGTGAACCTTTAAGTCCCAATATTTTATCTTTAATTGCATTAATTAGATTATTAGTTCTAATTGTTTCTTTTTGAGTCAAAACTGATTCAATTTTATCTAAATAAAATTTGTTTTCTACCTTGTTTGTCGTAACAATAGACGAAGGAGAAAAATCATGAATCGACTTTAAATTTAATATTGAAGGTGTACCCACCTTTTTCAAGATATAGCTAGTATCTGCATAAAAAGCATGGGGAACGAAACTATAAAATTTTTTTTTATGTTCTTCTAGATCATTTTTGTGGATGACCTCGACTATTGCTATAAGTTCGTTATTTTGAATGATGGCAATATCGGCTACACAAAATACGTTAAAACCCAATTCTATTAACTGGTCATACGAAGGACTTTGATTAAATAGCATTGAAATTTTGCCATTTTCAACCTTGGTAAGATTTGTCCAAGGTCTATGTCCAGTATCTTTATCGGTTTTTAATAATGGATATTCACAATAGGCTTTGCAGGTAGAATTTAAAGTCAATCCTTGAATTTGTATACCTTCATTAATCCATTTACAAATATCTTGTTTAGCGTGAAAATGAGCACGAGATTCGTTATTTGTATAATCAGCCATGTTATTTTTAGTTGCATCTACAAGACAACTATACCAAAGTTGCTAGAACCCTTATTTGCCCCAATTTCTGACCATATCTTTATCTAAGTACTTGTGAGAATATAGTACAAATACTCTATAATTAAGGTAAATTATATAGGGTGTTTGGCGATGGGTAAAGATTATCCTGCTAGTGGTAAGAAGTCCAAGAAGGCTGAAACTATAACTGAAGCCAAGCACCAGCAAGATTTTTTTAATGACCCAGATTACAAGAATTCTAAATACAAGGTGTTGCACCCCAAGAATGACCACCAACGGCAATACCTCGAATCACTAGCCACCAATACCATTACTATTGCTATAGGACCGCCAGGAACAGCTAAAACTCTCCTGGCTCTTTATTATGGATTTGTCCAACGGCAACAGGGGAATCTAGAAAAAATATATTATTTAAAACCTCATGTTGGCTGTTCTTGGGAACGAGATATTGGAGCTACTCCAGGTACGCTGAAAGAAAAACTAGGAGATGTTTTGCTTGACCCAGTAAAAGATAATCTGCCAGTATTTATGAGTGCTGGAGAAGCAGCTTACCACCTAGATAAAGGTACAGTTGAAGCCAAGTTGTTTGCTAATATTCGTGGTGCAACTTTTAGGGATTGTTTGGTTTTGTTAGACGAAGCGCAAAATCTACCACCAGAGGCAGTTAAAACTTTTTTAACTAGACTTGGTTCTAACTGCACAATGGTAATCTGTGGAGATCCTAACCAACAAGATGTCAAATTAATCAACAATGGACTGCTCGATTGTGCCCATCGGCTCTACAACCTCAAGGGTGTTGGTATTGTTGAGTTTACTAGAGAAGATGTTGTCAGGCATGGTCTGATCAAGCATATTTTGGATAGGTACGAAACTTAGATTTTGCTATCAGTAGAGCCAAAACCACCACGTTTGACTGTTCTAGGGTCAATGTCAACTTCTTGTAACGTCTGGTTAATTCTTGGATGAATTACCAATTGCGCTACCCTTTCTCCTGCTCTTAATAAAACTGGTTGGTGGTGAGCATAGAGAGCCAAGAGGATTTCACCAGTATAGGCAGGATCTATTACACCTACAAAATTTGCTAGTCCTATACCCTTTTTGCTATTACTAGAACGGCTATAAATTCCATACCAATAATCGTAATTATCTGGAATTAACACTATGCCAGTTTTAGCGTGTTTTAATTCGTATTTTTCAGTTTCAATATTAAATGGAATTTGATTATACGGCAATACCAAATGGTCTTCGGCTAAATGGATATCGTAACCAGCATCGGATTTGTGCCCAGGTTTGGTTAATTGTAATGTGGGACAATGAGGTAAGCGTAAAAATTTCAACATAAACCAAAATAATTGCTTGATTATTATGATTATAAACGACCTGTATTTCAAAGCTAGAACACTATCTTCTACACCCAATCCATACTCTACAATTTGGACAGCAGCACATGGCGATTATTGTGAAGATTTTATTGGAGATGAATGGGCTCAAGAACTCTGGCCAGATGAACATCGATCTTGGGCATTGATTGAAAAAAATCTATTACATAACCATCGTCCGCATGCAGGCCCGTTAGAACATGCACAGATAGTAATTGCTATTGGGGGGTTTCCGCATGATGTTATGGTTCAGCATAGAACCCACAGGCTAGCTAGTTTTGATGTGCAATCTCAACGCTATACAGGACAAAGGGTGGTTGATATGGTCGAAAATCAACGAGAAATTGAAGAGGTTTTTTATTTTAGACCAGTTGGTAAATATAAAGATAGAGTTGGTCATTATTTTGAATATACCGATGATATGCGCCAAAACGATATCTGGAATACTCGTCAATCTGCAATAACCTATACCAACAATATTGCATTAGGTATGCCTCCAGAAATGGCGCGTCAATACCTTAGCCAAAATATTAGGCAAAACTACACCTTTAGTTGCAATGCCAGGTCAATATTGCATTTTTTCAATATGCGTACAGCCAAAGATGCCCAGATAGAAATTCAAACACTCTGTGAATATATTTTTATTGAATTTACTAAGTGGATGCCAGAACTTGCTGAATATTATCGCAACAAATACTGGGGGAAATCTAGTTTAGGGTTTTAAAACTATGCAGACTGGTGATTTTGTCAGGTTAAAATACAGCATTCCACTAGCTGGGTTGACCAAGGGAGATGTAGGCGTGATTGTCTTGGTCAGAGCCAATTACCTGCATTATGATGTGGAGTTCGATATAGGCAAAATATTAACGTTGTTGGAAGAAGATTTAGAATTGGTTACCTCTTTGCAACTTTGTAAAGAAACCTAAATTAAGTCCAAATATTTTATGCAGAGCACAAAAACTTTACTGTGACTTGATTTGAAGCATTTAGCCTTTGTTGTATTTAACCTGGGCTTTTGTTTTTACAAGAATTTGGCAATAAATACTTGCGCATATAAGATATTGTGTGCTAACTTAGTAGAAAGTCAATCACTACATGACTGAACTCTACAAGGACAAACCAAATGTACGCTACACACGCCGCAATCGACAACATCATCTTCGCTCCCTTCATGTACGCTTTCGTTATAATCGCAGTTTTAGCCCTTGCTGGCAAAAAACCAGCCGCTTCTGCTACTTCCGCTTCAGCACCAGCTCCAACTCCAGCTCCTATCGCTCCAGCACCAACTACTTCTGCTATTGTTGTAGCCCCCGCTTCAACTCCAGAACCTACTGCAATTGTTATTGCACCCAAGCAAACTATTGCTACTTTAATTACCGAAGCAGTGCAAGCACCTGCTAGACCACAATTAACTCAAATTGACAGCAAAACTCTAGCCTGCATTTTTGTAGATAGAGAAGAACCTGTCAAACTTTCAACACCTGTCAACACAAATAAAAAAGGAGGGAAAACTAAGCGCAACAAGCGCAGTATCAAGAACCTTATCGCAGAGCAAATGCTCACCTAAAATAAACAAAGACCCTTTCCAATAGCGGAAGGGGTCTAACTTTAATGAGTAGAGACGCTTTTAGCATCAAAGTTTATTCTACTCGATATCAAATTTACATAATAATCAAGAATTTTCTCGGTCGGCTCTCCTTTTTTTATACTGGAGATAGTACCGAGCATTGTTGTGTGTTCGTTTGGATTGGATAGCCAACGTATTCCTAGATTTTCGTCAATATAAATCATAGTAGAAGAATTCCAATTGCGTTCAAAGCAATCGGTAACGATTCCTAGTAAGGTTTTAGCAGCTTCATTTATCAATGCTTGTTTCAAGGTGTTCGATATTTGCCTGTTGCAATATAGATTCATAGAGGTCGGGTACTCCAATAATTTCTCTTAAAATGTTGGGTGGTAGATTTCCAGAATTCCTAGCTTTGATGATGATGATTGCGGTTTCCTGGTCAATTTTTTCTGATTGTTTAGCAGATTTGAGATCGTATGGTAAAAAGTCCCATAGTGTTTTCTGGACAGATTTATCGTGGTCTCGGATATATTCGTAAACCATCCAAGCGATGTTAGCTGCTGCCATAGAATGGGCATTGGCTTCGGTTGCTTTGGTTTTTTTTACGCCTTGCCAAACTTTGAGGATTAAACTAGCAGGATAATTATAAAAATCATCAAGTGGTAGTCCCCAAGCTACCCATTCATAAAATATTTGTTCCCAATCTGGTTGATTACCTGTATAGTATTCAATCTGAGCATTGAGGACTATATCTAGGGTTTGGGCTTCCCCGTGCGTTCCCAACCGTTAATTTCTTGGGTAACAAAGTTGGCAAGTGCTCCTCTTAGCCCACTATGTAAAGCACGAACATTATCTATAGTAAAATTTACTTTTTCTTCTGAACGTTTACCTGAAAGAAACTTGGCAATCAAAGCTACATAATATTCGTCGTAGGCATTAGAATAAGCTTCTTGAACTTGGTTGTAATGCTCAGTATGGTCAGCCAAAAGGTCAGCAATTGCTAGATTTTCGCTTTTGATTTCATTGCGGATATTAGCTAGCTGTTCACTATATTCTAAATAGGATTCATTGTTTTTTTTAGCTTTAGCAATGCTTTCTAAAATATCTGCTTCATTTTCTTTGAGACCTTGATTGGTTCTGGTAGTAACTTCAGATGGAGTTAATCCAGTGATTTCTGCAATGTTTTTTATGGCATTGAAATAATTTTTAGCAGAATCTAGATAGGTAGTATGTTGTTCTTTGACGGCTTCATCTTCGCTTGGATGGATACCATTGCGTTTTAAAAGTTTGATACCAACATTGCCGTCTTCCTCGGAGACAATCTTTTCTAATAGTTTAATTTCTGGAGAATCGAAACTAAATTCTATCCACTCTGGCTCTAACTGTAAAAAATAATAGGTTGGTTTAAATTTAGCTAAAAGTGAAGTGGTTGTCATAGTAAGTCCAATTCTAAATATTGCACAATCCTAGAAGAATTCATTTTAATTAACTCTTCTGGTAATACTATTTTAATACAATTGCTTTTCTGTTCATTTGGGTAAACTTGGACAATTGAATTAGTAATACCCGTGCCAAAATAACAAAAATTAGCTAATAGTTTACGTCGATGGATTGTAGCATTTGCTATCCAAACTAAATCCCCTTGAGTCCAGTGTGAACGCAAGAGGTTAAATTTTGTCCTTTGTTTGTTAACAGTAGGCACAATGATTAGCCCCCATTGCTGAGGGCATTAATTTTAGTAATCGAAATAGCTGATAGTACCAGAGCGATCTAGATTACAAGTTTGTTGAATATATTGGTTTTTCTGGATAGATTCAGGTAAACCAGAAATTACAGCAGCAAAATCATGTCCACCACGTTGTGAACCTTTAAGTACTGTAACGCGGACCAACTGGGCGTTGAGCACGGCTGCATTTAAAATCGCTAATCCAGGATCTTGATAAACTTGAATACCTTGAGTAGTAGATTTCCCATCAAGTTGGGTAACCGCTTTTTGAGTATCAAGTCCAGCACTGAAATTTTGTTCAGCAATTACTGTAGCAGATTGTTCTAAACTAACTTGGTTTGCACTAAATAAAGGAATCCAAGCGTTGATTGTAGCAGTAGCACCAGAAGTTATAGCAGCAGTTGCAGGCAAGATAAAAACACCTTGTGCGCCAATTGGAGCATAGGCAGATACATATACTGGTTTGATTACACCAGCATCGTTAAATGGTAATCTAGTTCCTTCGTATAGAGCAACAGTTAAAGGAGCACTTAAAGTGATTTCAGTAGCGCCGATTGCAACAGCTCCAGAAGCGTTAGTAAAAGGAGTAATAGCAGCAGTAGTTCCAGAAGAAGGATAACCAGAACCAGGAGCAGTAATAACGTAACCAGTAACCACACCACCAACTACCAAGAGAGTAGCAGCAGCTCCAGTTCCACCAGTTCCAGTAAAAGCAATTGAAGCTCCATTAATATAACCAGAACCACCAGCAGTAATTTGGATAGCAGTGATAGCTCCAGCAGTTACTGTAACAGTAGCAGTAGCACCAGAACCAGCAGTATCAGTTCCAAGAGTGCCTAAAGTAAAAGATTGAGAAGGTACAGAATCTCCACGATTATAAGCAGTAGAGATCAGAATTTTAGTATCTTGACCTGGAGTGAAGTTAGTGGTGTTAGCCACTAAAGTTGAATAATTGAGAACAGCCATTAATTTTATCCTTTATGCATAAAGTATAGTTGTATTATACTATAAAGCTTTATTTTATCTAAAAATAAGTAGTAGGGCCTGTGCGCTCTAAATTTATTGTTTGCTGATTGAATTTATCTTTGGCGTAGGAAGCAGGCAAGCTAGAAACATAGGCAGCAAAACTACAACCACCTCTTTGATTACCTCTAAGCACCACAAAATTAACTAGCTGAGCGTTTGTATAGGCATTTTGTAAAATATAAAACCCTGGGTCATTATAAACCTGTATACCTTGGATGGTTGCTTTGCTATCAATACCAATTGCAGCTTTAATGGCGTTGATATCGCCGTCCATGACCTGTTCACTGATGATTGTAGAGTTTTGTTCTAGGTTGATAGAATTAGCGCTAAAAAGAGGAATCCAAGCCGTAGTATTGACCGCTACTGAATTTAAAGGTGCTCCTATATATTCGGTTAACAGTGGAATGTTGTAACTACCGACGGGAATATATTGAGGCACTACCACAGCAAAATTATTATTGATAGTCAATCTAGTGCCTTCGTATATTGGATAGGTTGTAGGACTAGATAAATCAAACGAAATATTACCAGAGAGCAATCTTCCAGCATCTATAGAAGTTCCACCAGAATAACTAGCGCTGGTTGCTCCTTTGATATTTAAAATATATGTGCCATTAGGTATTCCAGAGCCTGCATTGCTAATTGTAAATCCAGTAACCACACCATTGGAATTGGTGGTTCCATAGCCTGAAAAAGTATTATTACCGGGATAACCTGCAAAAAATCCAATCTTGGCATAAGGATAGGAACTATTGCCAGAGAAATAAGAATAACCACTAGTTCCATACCAATAATTAGTACCACCATTTAAAACCGTAGCACTAGTTACTGAACCTCCGCTTACCGTCAATTGGACTATAGCCCCGTTTCCTACTGGAACTGAACAGGCATAGGTAGAAGAAATTTGAGCATATGCCCCAGCAGGAGTTAAAGCGCCATAGCCATATTGTCTAACTTGAGATGGTGGATTATAACCAGAACCACCATAGAGGTTGCTATAACCTGTAATTATTCCATTTGTAACAATTAAATTAGCACCAGCAGGATCTACGCCAGTTTCATCATCTCCACCAGAGCCACCTTGTGATAAATTTAAAAATCTGATATTTACTCCACGGTTATAACCAGATCCACCATTGTTGATAATTAAATCTACAATTGAGCCATTATTGACCACAGGCGTAATTACAGCTCCAGATCCTGCCGTAACACCAGATGGAGGACTGCCCATCGTTAAGCTCAAATTTGGTGGAGTTGCTCCATAATTGTAGGCGGTACTAACAAAGATTTTAGTATCTTGTCCTGGAGTAAAGTTAGTATTATTGCCAACTAAAGCAGAATAATTTAAAGCCATTAGCTCCTCTTGTATAGCGCACCGTAAGATACTTTAATCAAAGTAGATTCAAAAGCTATACCAGTAGTCAATTCTGTATAGGGTACAGTTCTTGGCGTATCTAAAATCGTAAAAGCTTCTGAAGCAATAATTTTCATGGTTGCCAATTGGGTAGAAAGTTCAGGATTAAACTGTCTAAGTTGAATTGAATATTTTGTATAGATTTCAACGCCTAGGTTAAAACTAGCAAAACTGGTTAAATCCACAGTTCTAGAAATAATACATTCTATGCCAGACTTTGGCGCCATTCTAAACTGGGTATCTAGTGTTGGTGGTTCTACCCTAATCGAAGGGATGGTAGCAGAAACCACATTGTTTTTCATCAGTTGATATTGTCCCAAATCATCAGCCAAAATTAACAGCAAAGTCTGATTGATTGCTAGTAAAGTATTGTCTAAATCAGCTTGAGTAGGCAGCGATAAAGGACTGAAATTCATGATTTTATAATCAACTGTATTACTTGATAGTATAACAAAAACGCTCTTTCTAAAAAGAAAAAGCGCATATAAACACAATCTAAAAGGGGTTAAGACTATTATCTCATACCTTAAAATGGCATGATATCTTCCGCATTATCCAACTCCTCAACAGCTTCTTTGACGGCTGCTGGTATTGGTTGAGTAGGTTTTTCACCATAGCCTTTGTTGGGTAAAGCAAAATAATTATATTCCTTAAAGTAAGAAATAATTTGTTTACCTAATGGTGTTTCTATTGGTATTACCAAATCTTTTATGTCAGCTCCGACATATTTTATAGCTTTACCCAAAGTTGTAGTAAAGTCCTTGTGTGCTCCTTTTTCTAAGGTTGGTTGAGATACCGTGCCAGCATAGATACTAGGACTATTGCTTTCATGTCTGTGCAACGTCAAGCCAAAATCTACTACTAACCTAGCTCTGCCTTCAGCTTTGATGGTTTTAGCTGGAGCGTTAAACTGTGCATAAAACGCTTTTTCAAGGTCTTTGTAGTATTCGGTTAATTGTTTTCCTATTGCGGTAGCAAACGCGCCTCTAAGCGAAATTTGCAGCACTCCATTATGCAATGCTTGATTGTTGCTATCTAGGAAAATTACTAAGAATCTAGAAAGAGTACGATAATTCTTTTTCTCGATTGGTGGCATGCTTTTTAATTTATCCACCCAACCATTATTGAAAAATAAATCTAAGTATTCCCAACGTGAACCGTTGTATTTTTGCACTTCAGTAGCGGCTCTATGCAAAACTACCATTCTTAGCTTGTTAGTAATAAACCCAGGTTTAGGTTCGTTCTCCACAAATTCTATAGAAGTTTCAGTCCAGTTATCATCTGGCTTAAATCCTAATTGCGTGGCTTGGTCTCCTGCAATAAAAATTCCCCAAGGGAGTTTAAATTTTCTAATATCAGCCAAGCTCATGTTTTTTGGATTTACCACCTGTGCCCAAGGAATTATATTTGCACTAGATTCTTGATCCGCGAATTCAGTTAGACGTAATGTCGAGTTCATTTTATTTTTTGTTCAAGTAAATTACAGGATTTAATGATTTCTCATTGATCTAATACTATCAAACCTGCCGAACCGCCAAAAACAACTAAAATCCACCATTCTTGTTACACATTTACACTTTGCGTTGTAAACATGTAAACCCCTATGGATAATAGGTTGTAGCCCTCTTTTTTACTTACTTTACACTTTTACATTAAAAATAAAAATATATATATATAAGAAATAAAGGGGTATCTCCATGAGCACTTGGTTTTCTTTCTCGCGCATGCATATATAAATTTATTTAAAAAAAGTGTAAAAGTGTAAACCCTGCATTTTTGGGTACTCAAACCCATATGCAGTAATGGTTTACATGTTTACAGTAACAGGTGTAAAACTGTAACGGATTCTGTAAAAACAGAAGAAAAAGTCAATTGAACAGAAATGGGATAATAGACAAAACACAAATATTTCGCATTACCTATGGAATTTGTCATTGCTCAAAGTATTTTGAAGGAAACCTTAAATTTGGTTGGCGCTGCTGTTCCTGGCAATCCAACGCATCCAATTTTAGGGAATATCCTAATTAACGTAAAAGACAATCAAGCGACCTTTACAGGCTTTGACCTTGTTACTTCTATAACTGCTACAGTGGCGGTAGAATCGGCTGTAGACGGCACAATTACGTTGCCTGCTGCTACTTTAAAAAGTTTAATTACCAAACTAGAACCACAGGTATTGTCGTTAAAGTTAACCGACAACGATGAATTTACGATATATAGTAATTCTGGTGAATTTGTCTTGCGTGGATTGGCGGCATACAATTATCCAGCTTTACCAAGTTTTGCTGATGCTGAAGCTTTTGAAATTCAAACGAAAGATTTTGCTGCTGGAATAGACCTAGTAAGTTTCTGTTGCTCTAAAGAAGAAATGAAACAGATTTTAACTGGTGTAAATATCAAAAAAACTGGCAATACAATAACCTTTGCTGCTACCGATAGTCATAGATTGGCAACTGCAAGCTTTTTGATAGATGGAGTAGAGGATTTTACAGCGACAATCCACGGTAAAGGAATCAAAGAAATTTCAAAGATTATCAAAAACCAAACCAGTTTTACTTTGAAACTAATCAAGGATTCAATGGTCGAGGTGACGGCAGGCAACATGGTTGTAACTACCAGATGTCTAGCTGGTGGCTATCCAGCATATCAAAATATCCTTCCTAACAGCTTTAAAATCCAAGGGATATGTAATCGCCAAGAATTGATAAATAAAAGCGCAATAGTCAATATTGTGTCTGATGCTTTGCGCAATGTAGTCAAATGGGATTTTGCTTTTGGTAGTTTGTATTTAAGCGCTTCGACTGAAGGTAACAATGCTAAAGAAATGCTCAAAGTTGAAGGTATTGAACAGGCTTTTGAAATTGCGTTTAATTCCAAATATCTACTGGATGGTTTAAAAATCATTCCTGGTGAACGTATAACAATCAATGCCAATGATTCGAATCAACCAATTATTTTTACACCACAATCTGGAATTGATTTTACTTATTTAGTTATGCCTGTACAAATAGTCAAATGATGACCAACAAACCAATTCTCAAAGCTCCAGTAACACCAGAAGACCAACTATATTACCAAGGAGTTGGTTATCTTTTTGCTTTGGTTAAAGGCAAATTAGTTAAAGGTGCTAAATATAAATTTATGCAATTTCACGTAATGGTTGATGGCGTGGAACATCTGTTAACGTTTAAATCCAATCTAGTAAAAACTGCCATAATTCAACAACTCAAAGCTTATCCTGAAACGCCATTGTGGTTAAGATGTTATCCACAATATTCGCAAACAATAAAAAATCATTATTTTTGTTGTATTTATTTCAGCTTGACCCGTCCAGAAAATGCAAGAGATCGCCAGTTTTTACTAAAAGGGATTTGGCAATATATTGCACCATTCAAAGGAAATTATTTTACAATTTACCGCAACCAACGAAAACAAGACGAATCTATCCGCAACCACCACGTGCCAATAGTTTGGGCTAAACGCGCTTGGAAACCTACCGATAAACTACCAAAGTTTTCAGTAATTAATGCTTATTTTGGTGATGGTCAAATGTCCCACCTTCAAACAATATCTGAATCTGAAAAAATCCCAGTAAAAGTAAGGAAAGGGAAAAAAACTAAAACTGCATTGAAACCAGGTTTGCCGCCAGCATTCTTGCCGCCTCATCAACCCAAGGTCTTGAAGGAATCACCGTCCCAGTGCTCAATGTAGCCCCTTGATGGACAATCATGGCATGGTCAACATTGTAGCTATAGAGTGCTTCGTTGGGATTGATTCGCTCGACATTTAAACTATCAAACAATTCTTGAGTATCGATAATATCACGTGGACCAGCAGGAGTTAACCCTCTTGCTTTTCGCATGGTATCTCTGGGCCAATTCCATTTTTCTGCTTGCATTTGTGCTTGTTGTTCAGTTTTAAACTGTTCAACTATTTGGCTAAATGCGTTTTCTATATGAGTTTCTAAAATAGTCCAATCAAGTGTTGACATTTTCCAAAATCCTTTTAAGTTGAATTCTTTGTTCTTTGGTCAATAACTTGGCTGCTTCTTGTAAAGTTTGATTCCCAAAACTAGTTTTATAAACATCACGCAATATTTTTATCTGTTCATTAATATCTAGTTTGATATCATCGGTTGAATCCTTATAAGCAACAAACGGACTAAAAAATTCAATCTTTTCAGTCATGCTTAAAACATCAATAAAATCTTGCGCAATTGCTTCAATGATACCGATCATTGTCCTGAAGTAACTCTAAAGCCAAAAAGGCAATCATTATGGCAATAATTGTTAAAGTCAGTTGAGCAACCATAATTATTATTTAGCTTTATTTTCTATTGTACCAACTTCACTAAAATCATAAATCTTAGGAGGTTGTGCTGTTCCTACAATTAACGATTGTGTCAAGACATCATTAGAATCTTTGATAGAACGTTCAATAATTTCTTTTTGAGTTTTGCTCAGTCCTTCCAATGCCAAAAATCCACAACCAACAGCTTCGATTAAAACAGCATAGAGGTTGTTTAAGTCCCAAGAGAAAGTATCAATATTATCTAATGAACGGATTTTAAAAGATTCTGGAATACTATCTTTATTATTGCGTTTAAAAAATGTAGCAACCTTTCCAGAACGAAATACTATAGAAGGTTTAATGTTTTCTGTAATTTTATAACTCAATATAAAATCATCTAGCAATTGCTTTAACGTTCCAGCTTTCTTAAAACCAATTAATGTAAAACTTTTATCTTCACTATTAAACGTAAAGGCAGCAGCCCCCACAATATTTATATTTTGAGATGACGTGCCAATACCAAAAATTAAAGCTTGCGACATAAAAAAAATAACCTTCCAAAGCTTGAAAGGTTTTGTTAATAAAATTGTATCAAAAAAATAGGTCAAGAAGGCAACAGGTTAGAAACTCGCCTGCCTTAGCACGATCCGTTAACCAAGACCTATAGGCAGTTGCAAATAGGTTAAGAAGGCAACAGGTTGGAAACCAATCAACCTAGTTCTATAGATGCACTTTTGGCTAGGTTGCAAAAAGGTTAAGAAGGCAACAGGTTAGAAACTTTCTTTTGATTTGATTATTAGTTTCCTCATATTGGCTGTTGCAAAAAGGTTAAGAAGGCAACAGGTTAGAAACTCTATCATTGTCAGAGAAGTTGAACGTTCTAGTTCTTTAGTTGCAAATAGGTTAAGAAGGCAACAGGTTAGAAACGGTAGGATGTTGTCAATCTTGACATTATCTGATCCTGTTGCAAATAGGTCAAGAAGGCAACAGGTTAGAAACTATAATGCCAGGTTGGGGAATCTATCGATGAATAGCGTTGCAAATAGGTTAAGAAGGCAACAGGTTAGAAACTAGATGTTTTTTTTACAGATTGAGACTGAGTAGCAAGGGTTGCAAATAGGTCAAGAAGGCAACAGGTTGGAAACAGGGCAACATTTTCAAAAGCCATTTCCGAGGGGTAAGTTTTTAGATCGCTGAAATGAACTTTTAACTTTTTTAAAATGGCATCAAAGCCAGTCTGGGTAAAGAGTCGAGGGCTAGCACGAAAGAATAATAGTTTCATAGGTTTAATTTGTTAAATTGATTGAGCTGTTAGCCCCTCTCTAAGAGAGTAAAGTGTGCCTCGTCAATGTTAAAAAAGTTTGTCATGTTAATTACACTGTTCCTACCTTAAAAGAACTGTTTAATAATTAACCATAGGGCTGGGGACTGGCTTGTATCCCAAGGTATGATAGCTTTTTTAACGTAGTCAATTAAGACTTAGACTGGGATCCATAGTTCGTTAATAGCCGTTTGATTAGCTAAAAGAACTTTGCCTTCTTAACTTATACTTATTATCCCATAGTCAAAATTTGTACAAAAACCCTATTTTTTCACATAAAAAAACCACCTATTAAAAGGTGGAGTTAGGTCAAGAAGGCAACAAGTTAGAAACTTGGAGGCGGTGACACAACTGGAGTTAAATTGATAGGTGGTTTGAAAGTATAAGCATAGCCATCTTTATGATGTAAAACTTGGCAGTATTCGTATTTAACGGCTTCAACTTTGCATCCTTTAGGTAAAGTAAAATTACCATCTTTTTTAATGGTGACTTTTCCTATTGCAGTTTTACCAGCGTATTTGTTTTTTAAGTGAGCTGGAACAACGGCTTTAACTATATCCCCAGTTCTAAACTCAAAATATTTTCCTGTTTTGTTGTCAATAGCACTAAATGGACCTCTAAGTTTAGGTTTGGATATTGGTGTGCCATAAGCGTTGTTGCGTACCATTTGTCTACAACCATGCCCAAATGCTTTGATTTGTAATGGCTGAGTAGTCAAGAATGTTAGATTATCTATTTTTTTACCAACACAGGCAGCGTCTATCCAATGAGTTTTTGGTAACTTCAAAGTAATTCTGTTGAATTTGGTTTGTCCGCCTGAACCTACTTTTAAAGTTAATCCAGTTTCTTTTAATGAATTAAACAAAGCCCATCTGGTAGAGTTAACGGCTGCGGCATCTCTTAATGGAGCTTTAGCTTGTGCTTTTATCTTTTTTAGTAGTTCTGGTTTCTTTGCCAAAAATTCTTCAATTGGTCTATTGCTTTTAGTTTGATTGCATTTAACACAAGCCAACAATAAATTTGCTACTCGATTACTTCCACCTTTTGATTTTGGATGAATATGATCCACGTCAAACGGTACGTTTTTGATTCCACAATAGGCGCAAGTACGATTCCATTTTTCTAAAAGGTATTCTTTGGTTTCGTATCCCGCCAAAGTGCCATGTTGATATTCAACTCCAGAAATTTCAGCATTTTCCATTTTTTGAGTATCAAACTTGATTAATTCTTGAAAAAGAGCAGTGATTGGCGCAATTCTTCTTAGGCGTTCAACCCAAGTCATAGTGGTATAAACACGATGTTTTAAACTTGGTGCTAACCAACCTTTGACTTCTGCTCTTTTCCTATTAAGAAAACGAGCTTTACGATATCTGGTTTTACGTCCCCTACGTCCACTTCTAATCGCTCTACGTTTTTGTAAAGCATCTTTTATAGCAAAACCACGATGCTCAATTTCAGCACCCCAAATAACATCTTTGCCATTGAGAATTGCCAATCCAGTAAACTTTGAACCTGGGTCTATTTTTAATGCCAATTCTGTTTTAACTTCATAAGTGATAGCTTGTTTTAAAATGATTGTAAAAGGATACAATTTTAAAACTGCAGCTTTACCAGAATTTAGTAACTTTCGTGCGCGTGAAGGTTTAACTGGTGCTAATGGTTTTTTATTAGCGTCAACACAAAATATATAGTTAGACATTTGCTGAAATCAATTGGTTGCATTTAGGTCAAAAAGGCAACAGGTTGGAAACTTGGTTATTTTGGAAACTTGTTTGTGTTGCATTTAAGGTCAAAAAGGCAACAGGTTGGAAACGGCAGCAATACTGAAAGAATAAGTGTTTGGTTTTTAAGTTGCAAATAGGTCAAAAAGGCAACAGGTTGGAAACTTCGTGAACAGCTGGTTGCAAATAGGTCAAAAAGGCAACAGGTTGGAAACTGGGTTCAGTTGTCAACCGTTTTATCCAAAAATTTGCTAGTTGCAAATAGGTTAAGAAGGCAACAGTTTGGAAACTTTTATCTCGTGGAGAATTAACCCTCGTGATTTATCAAGTTGCAAATAGGTCAAAAAGGCAACAGGTTGGAAACATTTTCAGTGATAAAGATCACGTTGCAAATAGGTTAAGAAGGCAACAGGTTGGAAACCTCTTAAAAAAAATTGATTGAGCTTTTGGCTCCTCTCTAAGAGAGTAAAGTGTGCCTCGTCAATGTTAAAAAAGTTTGTCATGCTAATTACACTGTTCCTACCTTGAAAGAACTGTTTAATAATTAACCATAGGGCTTGGAACTGGCTTGTATCCCAAGGTATGATAGCTTTTTTAACGTAGTCAGTTAAGACTTAGACTGATTTCCCTAGTTCGTTAATAGCCGTTTAATTAGCTAAAAGAACTTTGCCTTTTCAACCTATACTTATTATCTCATAGTCAAAAATTGCACAAAACACACCATTTTTCACATAAAAAAACCACCTACAAAGGGTGGAGTTAGGTTAAAAAGGCAACAGGTTGGAAATATCCTTCTCGTTGCAAATAGGTCAAAAAGGCAACGGTTGAAAACTGGGTGTCCCACCAGAATTTTTACACTGTCCGTTGCAAATAGGTTAAGAAGGCAACAGGTTGGAAATATCCTTCTCGTTGCAAATAGGTCAAAAAGACAACGGTTGGAAACTAATAATCGTTAATAGGTCAAGAAGGCAACGGTTGGAAATTACTCTAGAAAGAATACTATTTTAATTTTAACCAAAAATCCCCCTAGTAGCAGTTAAAGCAAATGCCAAGCTCATAATAATATCGTCATGTCCACCAGCTTGTGCTTCTAGTTTATTTTCAAGTTGTCTAAAACTTAAAAGTTCTTCAATGATTATTCTATCTGGAGGCAAAATTAAAACATTGCGTTCCATTGCCAATAGTAGTTTATTGATCATTACTGGTTTACTAACACCAGTGGTTTTTATCTGATCAATGTTGACGTTAGGATTGATTTTAATTAACTGTTCATAGTAAATAATCCCACCAGAATTAACTTCAATTCCTACTGCTACTGGTTGGTATTTTTGCAATAATAAACTGAGGTTATGAATTTGTAATTCATTGGTAAGTTTACGTTTGCGGTAAAGGTCAACCAGATACAATTTATCGCCAATAGATTTTAAAACAGTAGCTACCGTATAGTCAGCACCCATCAAACTGGTATCAATACCAAGATAGTAAGAAGCGTTAGGATCTGGTTCGCGTTCCCATTCTCCAACGGTAGTTAACCTGATCAATTCTGCACTAAATACACTGGTCGCAGCATCAGTAAAGTTTAAATTATATTCTTGTTCTACAATTTCTTGGGTCAATCCAAATCTATCTTTGAGGGTTTCTAGATAGGTTTCTTTTTGTTTACCAAATTTTGGATGATCGTACCAGTGGGTAACAAATTTACAAATACCTTTACTATCAGTCCAATATTGAGTAGGCGGTACTTTATTATTTCTGATACCTTCACAGATTGCTAAAAAATCATGACCATCATTGCCATCTGCCAGCTGGTTATAATACCAACCAGTTTGACCATTTGGTGTGCTTAAAATTATTACTTTGGCTTTATCGCCTACCATTGTTGTACAGGGTATAGCAGATTTATAAATATCTTCAATCCCATCCACAAAGGCAGCTTCGTCAAACAACAACATATGGACTGATTCTATTCCCCTTGCACCATTGGCGGTAGAATTACGAAACAACAACCTAGAACCGTTAGGAAAAGATATATCAGTTAAACTATCGGTTACTGGTTCTCCATATTGATGCAAAAATTCTAAAGTTTTACGTAATCGTTTAGCTAAGCTGGAGGTATCCTGTTGGGTTTTACTAAAAGCTACACAGAGAAAACCAGGATCTTTTAACGCTCTCCACAACGCATAATTGATGCAGGTTTCGGTTAGACCCAATTGTCTAGTTTTGGCAACAACAGTGGTTATATGACCTTCTATCTGCTCTACCAGTCGTTCTTGATAGGGGTAGGGAACAAAATGGACAATACCATCACCAGAACGGATTTTACAAAGCTTGGCAAACTCCACCCAAGTATCAGGCACGTCAAGTTTACCAGGATCTTTTACTATACCTACAATTTTGTGGTGATCTCTTTGGTTCCGTTCTTCAATGATTGCTCTAAATTTCGACCTGTTGCTCACGTAGTTTCTCCAGCATCAGATCTCGCAATCCAGTAAGCTCGACATATTGATTTAATGCTTTTTCGTTGGATTCAGTCAAAGCAGCATCAATTTTGGCTACATTCAAGGCATCTGCAGTTTTCTCGTAGTCTAACGACTGGCTACCATAGTTATGTTTAAACTGTTTTGCTAAAATCTCTTGGCGCTCTAACGTGGATTTTACTAATTCTAAACGCCGTTGAACAATATCAAAAATCACTTCTTTTTCGGCTGCTAATAAACGTTCAGCTTGTGCCTGTTTAAAAGCTTCAGTTCTTTCTCGCCACTTCCACTTGGTAGAAATATTGATCCATTCTTTGGGTGTAATTATATTTCCAGAAGCTATCTTCTTGGCAGCATTGCTATCACCTTTTTCTTTCTGGGCTTTGAGGTAACGATGATATGCGCTATTGAGAGTACCAGCATCTAAAAAACCAGGCAAATAAAATTCAACTAGACGCAAATACCAATCTATTGGCTCGCCTTCTAATTGTCCCCAATGCTCCAGTGTAGTGCTTACTGCCATTAAAAATAGGTAATATGATACTAATTGTAGTATATCACTGACTATTCATAACTTTTTCCCATTGCTCTACATTGATTTGGATTAAGTTAGGAGAAGGTTGTCGCCAATGGATACCTTTCTGGTAAATTGCTTTTTGCGGAAAACGTTTAGCTTCGACAATTGCTTTGTAGATAACAGAACGATCGAAATTAAAATAATCGGCAGCAATCGATACCCGCACCCATTCTTTCAAAACAAATCTTGTACTCATGATTACATTTGATATTTCTGTAGTTAAAAGATAGAATATCACAATCAATGAGTAGCCAAAATGGACGAAAAATTAAGCAAAATCAACCAAAAACTCAACAAAATTAAACTCAGAATAAAAGGAAATCGAATTTATTTACGTGGTACGCTTCCTCCCAAACCACAAGATGGTGAACTACCACGTCAATATGACCTGTCAACTGGATTACCAGCCAATAACGAAGGAATCAATATAGCCTACGGTAGAGCGCTAGAAATGGAATCTAGATTGATTTTAGATAGGTTCTCCTGGGCAGATTATCTGGGTGAAGGGATAATGGGAATTAAACCAATATCTTTGTGGATTGAAGAATTTACTGAATACTATTGGAATATCAACGTTAAAACCGTTAAGAAAGAACATTATTTTAACAACGCCTACTACCTGCACCTACGGCAATTGCCTTTAGACCAACCACTAAGCGAAAAAATCATTATTGAATATTTAACAAAACTAGAACCATCTTCGGCTATCAGACAAAAACGCTATCTGGTCTATAAAAAATTATTAAGTTTTGCAAATATCAAGCATGACCTGAGCCACCTACATACTAAATATACGCCAGCTATTGAACGTGATATTCCTACTGACAGGCAGATTGAAAAGTTTATAGCAAAAGTTTCTCCAGAATACCGTTGGATTTTTGGGATGCTTGCCGCCTATGGCTTGCGTGGACATGAATTGATGGAACTAGATACCAGTAAAATCAATTCTAAAGTGCCAGTAGTCTATGTTAATTCAGATACTAAAACAGGTTCACGGTCGGTCTATCCAATGTTGCCAGAATGGGTAAGCAAATTTAATCTAGCCGAGCGCTACATTCCAGAATCTATTACCAAATATACCAACGTCATAGATTTTGGCAATGTTTTAAGCTGGTATTGTAAAAGAGAAATGCGTAAAAAATTTAATCAAAAGATGACCGCCTACTATTTTAGGGATGCCTATGCAATTAGGTGCGCTCTCCAGGGCGTAGATTCAACTACTGCTTCCAAATGGATGGGACATTCAATTACTATGCACCAAAAATCCTATCTGAAATTCTTTGATGAAAACCACCATGAACAACTCTGGCTAAACGCACAAAAAAAGGATACAAAAACTGCACCCTTTACAAACAACCAATAGTATCAGTGTATCATTTTTGGTATTAAAAAAAGTACTAGGGAAGAATTAGGGAAGTCAATTTTGAGAAGCTTTATAGATAAGGGGTTACGAGAATTTACCAGTTCTTTTCAAAAGAAAATTTCAGACCATCTTGAAACCTAGCATTTTAGAACAAATCCTTACATATTAAGCTCTTTGGCGTTTCAATTTTATTGTTGTAGTTTTAAAAACAAGGGAAAAACAGTTTTATTTAGGGAAGGATTAGGGAAGAATTTTGCACACTTTTTCCATACCGACAAAATATTTTTGCCAAGGTATACTGTTTTACAAACAAACGGAGAACCCTTATGCTAGAACAAATGTTCGGGGGGGGGGGGGGGGGGGTAACGCTTCTTTTCCTATTAAATTTTGGCTGTATTATTGGCAATGGTGCAAAAGTAAGTTATTTTAAAATAGTCTTCACAAAATAATTACTTTGAACTAAACCTATAAAAAATGTCAACAGCCATTAATTGTTACAAAATTGAAGCATTGCTCAAGACGTCTATTGAGCAGATAAAAGAAAACAAGGACACTACAGAAGCCCTTGTAAAACTAGAAACAGCGTTGAAATTAATTCAACATGAAACTGGATCTAAATATCTTTCAGATCATCAACATTGATTGGTGGTTCGCCTAACAGCTCTTCCTTCAGTTCAGGTTGAGCTGCAACCACGCTGTCAAACTTCAATAGCATATCGTGCCAAGTATAGAAAAATTCAACCCGCATCGATTCTGGAATAGCGGTTAAAATCTTGGCAAGAACCGAAACTTTCATATCACCCTGCTTGCCGTTTTTGATATTGGAAACGTTATTAGCAGTGACGTGAGCATGGTCTGCTAATTGTTTGTTAGTAAACCATGACTGATCGTTCAATACTTTCCGTAGAATCCGATAGGGATCTGGATAACCACCATGATTCTTGATTAACCCGATTTTTGCGTACAACTCGTCATCTATTGGTGTTTTTAACATTTCTTTTGCTTTCTACTCATTATCTTTAGTGTAAGCAATTTTACTCAATACCACAAGATATTTTTATGGTACGTAATAGACAAAACACCAAGAATAAGGTCTATTTAAGTTCCAATAGATCAGAAAGTTCACATTGGAAGTAATTGCATAAAATTTCAATAGTGGAACTACTAATAGCTTGAAATTTATTGAGGTAAAGAGCATTGATAGTAGTAGGTGACAATCCAGTCTCCTTAGCCAATCGGGCTTGATTTAAAGGAGGCTCATGTATTGCCATCAAAAGCCGAATTTTAGATTTTAATTTTTTCATAAGACAATTATACAATTTTAAAAATATTGAAAAAATAACACAATAGCTTGTTAATTTCTTACAATAGCTTGTAAGATTATAAACAAAGAAAAGTAGCCACCAAGGACTACCTGTATCAAAAAGCAACTAGATTTTAGCATGAATAAAACAAAAATCCATCTCATTGGACAATATACCCGTCCAAGATAATCTTTGTTACTAAACTTTATTTTTTGTATATTGCTTTCTCACGATATTCAGGATAAAGTTTAATAGCCGAGATTAAATCAGGCTATATTTATATATACAAACAAAAAAGGAGTAGCCCTTGAGCCCTCCTTCGGAGATAACTTGTTTATTAACTAAACATTATGCCACACAACTACAGAAATCAGGCTTCCACGCGGTTTATAAAAAACATTATTAAAAATATAAATACTGTCATTAGAACAGAGTTATTGTATGGCAGATAGAAATTTTAGCTCAGACCAGTTTGTACGCCAACTAAAATATCTCGGTTATTCCGAGAAGGAAAATATTTACCTAAGAGAATTCGCTGGAAAGAATCCTAAGGCAGACGATTTTAGGGAAGCAGGTATAGAAAGTAAAGATTTTTTTAAAGGTGTTAAGCCTTCTGTTTCTTGCACTCAGTTTTATCATGTTGCCAAGGGAAAAGAATGGGAACATGACGAGCAGAGGGGATTGTATTTTGTCGTTAATGGTCAAGGCAACACTGATAAAGAGGTTAAATGGGCACGTGCTATTTTTGTCGAACACGACCATAAGGAAGGCTTAAGCCGACAAGAACAAATCGATCTTTGGCAAACTCTAGGACTACCTGAACCTACTTTTCAGATTGAGTCAAGGAATGGAATTCAACAATACTGGTCCAGTAGAGAGCAGATTGGATTAGACGAGTGGCGAGAGCTTCAGGAGGACATGATCGCCTTTACTGGTTCAGATCCTAAAAACAAAAACCCAAGTAGAGTATTTAGGGTTGCTGGTAGTTACCACGTCCAAAAAGATATTAATGGTGATTTGTTGCCTGATTTCCAATGTAATATTATCAATGAATCTGGTGTTAGGTATTCTTACGATGAATTACGGGCTGCTATACCCTCTCGGAACGCTAGCTTACCAGTTTTAACTGCTAATGAGTTTGCTGGTCAAGAAGTCCAATATGGAGCGCTTAAAGAATCTAACAGTGGACCAGTTCCTATTGAGAAATTATTATCTGTAGCCCATCGAGGAATTTTAGATAATGGTATCTCCGAAGGTGGGAGAAATAATGGGTTAGCAGAGTTTGTTAGGGATGCCATTGGTGTTGAGAATTGGTTGTTAAATCAAGGGATTCAATACGAGGGTAATGCCAGACAATTATTGGATCAAGCCAATTCCAGATGCTCACCGTCATTAAATGACAGCGAAGTAGACACAATATGGAAAAGTGCAGAAAAATCAAATCCTACACCCTGCCTAGATCAAGGAAAACTGCAAACTTGTCTTGATGCTTGGATTAAACCATCTCCATACAAGCAGTCCCAGAACAGCACTATTGAAACACCTGTAACTGTTGACCAAAGCAATATTTACACTGCCAATAAAATCTATTCAATTAATGGCAGGCTAGGTAGAAAAATTAAACTTAAAAGCAAAAAAGAAGACGAAGATAAAGAACTTTTTGAACCTTTAACTGATTTTGATTTTGATGTTATTGATATTTTTGGCGATATTCATGGTCTGGGCAATTCTGGAGTTTTGCTTGAAGTAAAGCAGGTAGGCAACGGCGATATCAGGAAAGTATTAATTCTTGATAAGGATTTAAAATCATTAGCCGAATTTTGCTCAGCAATTAGAACCAAGTTTGGTTATACCTTAGCAATAGATCTCAAGATTGGACAAATCAACCAGATTATTGGCGACAAGATTGAAGCCTACATTAAACGTGGAGGCGAACGTCATCTTCTAGCACCACTAAGAGGTAGACAACCTAATGGCTTTTGGGTATTCGAAGATATCCAATTTGACGCGCTAGGGAACGTTTGTAAACCTGAGCAATCAGGTATGGTTTTTAATGCACAGCAGGATGATGGGGACGCCATACCCAGTCCTAAAATATTAAAACCAAATCCAGAAGCTTTAGGCAAAGTATTGACCTTAGCTAGAGAGTATGTAGGGAATACTAATATTTTTCCTACCTTGTTTGTAATAGCTGGACAGGTAATGGGGGTGCATTATCACGCCATTAGAGATAACGGCTATACAATTTTCCCTTTTGTCAATGCTACTGGAGATCCTGGTACTGGAAAATCTACAGCAGCCAGTATAGCGCAGGCTTTGGTAGGTATGCATGAAGCTGGATTTGGGGATACCAGCCACAGTGCCATTATGCAAAGGTTGAAAATATTATCTGGTATATCTTTGAATTGGGATGATCCCAAGAAAGATAAAACCCTAGATGAATGCTTAAAATCAATTGCATCTGGAGAAGCGCGTATTAGACGTGGAAACGTCCAAACCCCTCAGAGTAGTGTAATTGTTACCTCTAATCATTTTATTGGAGAAGATAAAGCAGCCGTAGAATCCCGTTCAGTTGCTATTTCCTTTTTTAAAACCAACGATATTAACGACAACCTGAGATTAAAACTAAAAACTGCTTTAAAAACCGCTAGTGCTGCTTTTAGTACTCTTATAGGATTTGGTTTTGATGCTGAAGAAGTTAACAATCTTGCTTTAAAACTAAAACCAGAATTAAAAAAATCACATTCTAGAACGCAGGACAATTTAGCCTTAATTACTTTCTATGCGCTCAAACTTGCTCCCTATGCTGGTTTAACTTGCGAGCAGATTATGGATTATGTAATCAACGTCTTGTGTCCAGCAGCCAATCAATCTGAATCCAATAAACCTTCGCATTTGGATCTAGTAGAAAAATTAGAGATTCTAGCTAACCGTTCTCTAATTGGCGATTGGAACTATCGAGTTATTAAAAAAGATAATTACTTAGGAGTAAAGCAAAAAGCAGTTTCTTTCAAGCTGGAATCTATCTGGAATATTTTAATTAACAATTTTGATGTTTCCTATTCCAAGAAAGTAATTTTAAATCTAATAAAACAATCTGGAAACAGTATTAGTGATGTTCAGCATTTTGCTAAAGACCAAAGAGAATGGCAAGCATGGCAAATACGTCAAAACGATAAAGATGTAGCTGAACGCAATCCTCAACCAGAACGCAAAGCATATCGTTGTGTCACTATTTTTATTGACGATGAACTCGAGGTTGAACGCGAGCCCACACCACCTCCAGTAAAAAAAATTGAACCTGAACCTGTAGTAGAACCAACAGTAACAGTAGTTCAACCAGAAATTGCATCAGCAGTTATAGCCGAACCTCAAGTTGTAGAGCAGGTTGTAGTGATTGATGAAGAACTTGAAAACGAAATTTATGATTACTTGGATTGTTTAACTACAGCCCAAGAATATAAGGAATTTTTGCAAAGATGGGCAAGCTCTGGAGATTCTGTTAAAGAAAAAGCAGCTCATAGAGCATGGCAAAGACTACCAGACTTTGTGATTTTACGATTGAAAGCGTTAATACAGCGCGAAGACGTAGGACAGTTGAAAATGCTGCCTCCATTTAACCGACCTGAATGGTGTCCATATCAAGCTGGAGAGTTGATTGTAGATAAAAACGACAATCTATTCTATGTGAAAAACTATATAAAACCGACTGACAAGGATGTACCAAGGTCGGTAGCAGAAGGTCGTTATCTGTGGATAGTACCAATTAACAAAAAAATCAATAACGGTATGGAACGGCATATTCCAATTGACGAGGTAAGAGCATGGTCAGCTTAGAAGAATTATTACAAAAAGCCACTCCCAGTCAATTAGAACAATACGAATATCTACAGAAAACCTATGCAACTACGGTAGATATCGATGTTGGCTATCGGTATTTACACGTTGCAATTTTAAGAAAACTACCCAACCAAAAATATGCTTGCAATCCAACAACCAATCCTTTTTACGTTAGAGAGTTCTATCCCCAGTCGCAGGAAGAATTCACGAATTCAGCTGGTAGACCGTCCAAAAAACTTTCCAAAATCCAGCAAGCCTGGGCCGCATTTGCTGACAATTAAACAACTATTAGCAAAGTCGACTATAGGACAACAACAAGAAGCTAGTAGGTTACAACAATATGGTAATGACGTCTTCCATCGTTATCTCCAGGTTAGTGTTACCCGCAAACCTATCGCCAATTTAAAAATTAACAATAATTCAACTTGGGATAAAAACGAACTTCTGGATGAATTTCCAGATTATTGGGAAGAATTAGCTAACGAATTTTTAATAGGCAAACCATCAATTACAGCTTTTGCTCTCTATGAATTTCTGTTTCCCGATTGTCATCAAGTTTACGAAAATCTAGAAGGCGAAACTGAAATTGTACCGATGATTGACCCCTATGATGCCGAGCGTACCATAGCGTTTTTGGCAGGCAAACTAAAAGAATGGAATTGGACTACTCTCAATAATCCTCGTATTTTCTTTAACCCAAGCTTGAAATATGAGACAATTGTACTAAAGGCTAAAGAAGAAAAAGAATTTAAATTAACTTCTTTTGCCCACAAATTAGGATTTGAATGTAATCAAGAGCTGATAAGGTTTTTGAAAGTTATTTTAGATCGGGCTGGGTTTGAATCTTACCTAATTGGTAGAGATTTTTTTTATCGCACACCATTATTTTTTATTTAGCATGACCACTGTAATCCATCGTGACGGGAATATTACGCCTGTAGATATTTCCAGAATTAAACAGGTAGTTGATTGGGCTTGTTTTGGTTTAACGCCTATTAACCCTTTGGAATTAGAAGCGGTATTTTCTGCCAGACTCAAAGGAGAAATCAGCACCAACCAAATTCAAGAAAACTTGATTAACCATGCCTTAGAATTATGCTCACCTACTGAACCCAATTGGCGTTATGTCGCAGGTAGGCTGTACATTTGGAATCTATGGAAACAGGTTAGGATAGCCCGTTCGATGGAAAACTACGAAGATATTTATCAAAATAGTTTTATTGAAATCAAACGGAAAATTGTAGCTGGTATTTATTCTCCAGTTTTGTTAGAAGGTTATAGTCTAGATGAAATCAAAGAATCTGTGGGTTGGATTGACCAGGAACTAGATAAGGATTACGACTATGCTGGAGCTAAACTACTGCATGACCGTTATTTATTAGCGAACGAACTACCCCAAGAAGCTTTTTTAGTATCAGCCCTGATTGCTGCTAGTAATTCTAAAGAACCCTTGGTCTTTGCTAAAAAAATCTATCAAGCAATTGCTCAACGTAAAATCTCGTTGGCAACTCCAATGCTGGCAAATCTCCGCCGTCCTAATACTTCTGTTACCAGTTGTTTTATTATTGACGCTGACGATAGCTTAGAAAGTATTGCCTATAGTTGGACACAAAGTGCTAAAATTTCTGCCCAAGGTGGTGGTATTGGAATTAGGCTATCCAGAATTAGAGCAATAGGTGCTACCGTCAATGGTCGTCCTAATTCTTCGGGTGGAGTAGTACCTTGGATCAAGATTTTAAACGATATTGTTTTGGCAGTAAACCAAGGTGGCAAGAGAGCAGGAGCTATGACTGTCGCTTTAGATTCTTGGCACTTAGACCTGCCAGCGTTTTTAGATATGCAAACCGAGCATGGCGACCAGAGGTTAAAAGCTTTTGATATTTTTCCTCAAGTAGTTTGTTCAGATCTGTTCATGACCAGGGTAATTAACAACGATACTTGGACACTAGTAGATCCACACGAGGTTAAAACCCAGTTAGGAATTGAATTAGCAGGATTATGGGGTTGGAGTTTTCAAAACGCTTATAACGAAATTGAAGCGCATCTAGGTAGCAAGCTTAAATTATATAAAACCGTAAAAGCTAAGGAATTATTTAAAGAAATCATGCGCCTCCAGCTTGAAACTGGACTGCCTTATCTTTCGTTTAAAGATACCATCAACCAAGCCAATCCCAACAAAGATTCAGGTACAATTCCTAGCGTTAATCTCTGTACAGAATCCTTTAGCAACGTTAGTGTAACTGAAGCTCACTGTTGCGATCTTGTTTCGCTCAATCTAGCCAACATTTATGATGACGAACTAGAAGAAATCACCGCTATTGCTGTTGAATTGCTAGATAACGCTTTAGATATTGCTACCCCATCGATACCAGAAGCCGCTAAACATCATAAAAAATATCGTGTATTGGGTGTAGGAGCAATGGGTCTAGCTGATTGGTTGGCTAGTCGCAAATTATCTTATAAAAACAATCAACAAGAAATCAATGATTTGTTTGAAAATATTGCCTATGCTGCCTACAAAACGTCAATAGACCTAGCTTCAGAACGTGGAGCATTTGCCGCCTATAAAAAATCTGAATATAACAAGGATTTAATTAACTGCAAACCCTACAGCTGGTATGAGCAAAATTCAAATCAACCAGACCGTTGGCGTAGATTGTTTGAAAAATTAGCAGAATATGGCATTAGAAATAGTCAATTATTGGCAATTGCACCCAATACTTCATCTTCACTAATTCAAGGCTGTACAGCGTCAATTTTACCTACCTACAATCGCTTTTTCTTTGATAAAGCAAAAGGTAATTTACCAATAGCACCACCTTTTATCGACGAATATTTTTGGTATTACGAAGAAAACCGTAATCTTGACCAACAGATAATAATTAATACGGTAGCTAATATCCAAAAATGGATAGATACTGGTATTTCTATGGAGTTGCTTTTTAACCTAAATCACGGGTTAACTGGAAAGGATATATTTAGAATATTAACCTCAGCTTGGCAACAAAAAATAAAAGCTATTTACTATGTGCGAACCGTGCAAAAAGATAATTTTATTGAAGCTGAATGTAGCGCTTGTGCAAATTAATGAACGAAACCATACTATATAGTATTTCAAGTTTGATTTGGTTGTTATTTGGTTTTGCTATCAAAGCCTATATCGACTATCAATTTAAACAATTTGAAAAAGATACAAACGCTTTGTTGGCAGCTCCAGAAAACGTTGATTATGTCAGTGTTCGACAAGTTGACGCTTTAAAAGATGAAATTATTAATTTGGTAGAATTGTTGTTAAGTGATGCAGTTTCCATGGAAGATCAAGGAGATATATTTTCTTATAAAATATCTTCGGCATTGATTCATAAATTAGACACGTTGTTTGCACAATTAGGGGATATGGGAGATGATTCAAACCTTTATTGATTTAGTAAAATGCACAACTTTCCACCCAAGATTATCCCGTTAGAACCTCACCAAGAATTACAAATAATCAAGCTAAAACAACAGGCTCAATTACTTAGTAAATATACGTTAGTTGAAATGATTGCCAAAAATGCAAGGCAGGCATACGTTAATCAAAACAGGATTGAAAGTCGATTAGATTTAACGTTTGAACAGGAATTGCACCTCAAGGCAGTTGACAAATATTACCAAGAATATCCACACGAAGTATTAGCTCAAGCCGCCATATTTTATTTGCACAGAAACCTCTTGTTTGAAAATATGGTGATTCATCAAGAACAACAAAGAAACCATGAAAAATACAATTCTTTTTAATCCCAACGGTCAAGATAAGGCTAAACAAATATTTGAAGGCAATAGCACTGGAATGTGCCAGTTAAATAATATTGCATATCCTTGGGCTTCTAGACTATGGGATCAAATGCGGTCACAATTTTGGCAACATCAGAAAATAGATCTTACCCCAGATGTGGTTGATTACAACAATTTAACTAAATCTGAACGCAATGCCTACAACAAAACTTTAGGGTTTTTGGTATTTTTAGATTCAATACAAATCAATAATATTCCCTATCTCAAAAGTCCAATTACTGCTCCAGAAGTTGGATTATGTTTAGCCGAACAAACAGCACAAGAAGCGCTGCATAGTGCTAGTTATCAATACATCATTGAAACTGTAATTCCCAAAGAAGATCGTGATGCAATGTACGAACTTTGGCGAGAAGATTTGATATTACAAGAGCGCTGCAAGCTGATTGCTGGAGTTTATCAAAATTATATTGATGATCCTAGTTTAGATAATTATTTGAAATCGTTGGTTTCTGATTATATTTTGGAGGGAATATATTTTTATGCTGGTTTTAATTACTTCTATACCCTTGCTAGCCGTTCTCTTATGCCTGGGACTGCAGATATTATTAAACTTATCCACCGAGATGAATTAAGTCATGTCAGGTTGTATCAAGAGCTAGTAATTGAAGCCAAACAACAATATCCAGAAAATCCAATTTGGCAACAGGTTCAAGATATGTTTAGCCAAGCAATAGCCCATGAAATTGACTGGAATTTTTCAATTTGTAAAGATGATATTCTAGGTATAACAGCACGTTCTACTAGCGATTACGTTTATTATCTTGCTGATTTACGTTTAAGAGCAATAGGTTTAACTGGTATAGCAAATGTGCCCAAGAACCCCTATGCACACCTTGAACGCTTTAGTGATCTTTCTAGTGGAGCTACCACCAAAACCAATTTCTTTGAATCTACTGTTACCAGTTATCAAACTTCTTCTACTGTAGAGAATTGGGATTTTTAAATGAGGGATAGACTCAATCTTAATTTTGATTTGATTCAACATAATTTTAATTATGCCAATATCCTAAATTTTCTAGAAATCATTTTAGAAAAAGTAGAAAAAGAATACATGTTGTGTGCCAATGATGTAGCAGAAGAAAACGGATATAGTCGTAGTTTGCACGAAGAAATTTACAATTTAACCTTGGTTAAAGGTCGCAAAGATTTGTTGGATAACTTGATTGAAGAAATCAAAAAAATAATTTAATTGGAAAGTATTATGACAACCATATTTGAGCAGGACATAGATCAAGAAACGTTAGATTATCTTCTAACTAAAGAAGCAATTGCGGTAGATACTGAAACTCGTGGACTATTACCAGCTCGTGATAGATTATGCCTAGTGCAAATTGCAGATGATGATGGAAATTTCTATTTAATAAAAATCAATCCAGACCAAAAAGAAGCAGTCAATCTCAAAGCACTATTAGAAAACACTAGTGTATTGAAAATCTTTCATTTTGCTAGGTTTGATATTGCTTTCTTACTAAGACAACTTCACATCAATACTCACAATATATTTTGCACCTACGTAGCCAGTAAACTTGCTAGAACCTATAGCTCGAGCCATAGCTTAAAAACATTGGTTGGAGAATTTGAAGGCATCGAATTAGATAAAAGCAAACAAACATCAGATTGGGGTAATCCAGAATTATCAGAAGAGCAATTAAATTATGCTGCTGGCGACGTTGAATATTTGCATAGTATTTCAGCAAAGCTTGCCAAGATTTTAGAAAGAGAAAATATTTTACCACTTGCCTTTAGTTGTTTTGCCAGTATTAGAACTTTGGCTTATTTAGATATTTGTGGATATCAAAATTTATTTGAACATTAAATAACTTGACCTGAGCATGTCAATAAAAGGTTCGGTTCTTGGTCTGTAGTTGAAAATAGTGCGTAGTGAAAACTGCGCATTTTTGTTAGGAGAATTTATGGCAAGACAAGTATGTCCAGTCTGCAGTGTATGTATTGAAAATGGTATTGTTAAAACAAGTTTAGGTAAACCATTATCTAAACAAGAATTAAAATCTAGAGTTTGTATATATGCAAAATATCACGGTTGTATTAACGACTTTATTGGAGAAGTTGATCCATATTTTAAATCCTACGAGACCTTCACGGGAGGAGCTTTTAAACATTATCAAGGACTTGGAAAAACTCTACAAGAAAACCCAAGCCAAGATTGATGAATTAAAAACTTTAGAAAAAGATCGACCAAAAATTGTAGTTGGAGAATCGGTAATTAATGCCAAATTAGAATTTGAGATAATGGTAGAAGAAGATACTAAAAACGTAATTTTGTTGATTCAAAAATACGACGTTTTTAAAGAAGGAAAATATTTGACTCAGCTTAATCAATTTATTCTTCCACCAACAGCAGCCCAATCACTTTCTACTCTGTTATTTAAAAATTCTTTAAAGGAGGAAACAACCCTTGAATGAGTATCTAAAAACCATTTGTGCAACCTTTACTGGAGTAACTTTAGCTTTGTATTTGCATAGTTATCTAGAAAAAACATTAATACCTCCAGCTAATTCTAATCAATTAATCAACCTACCTACTATTATCAAATGACCAGTATTTTAATTGAAGGAATCGACGGCACTGGTAAAACTTCTTTAGCAATTGCTCTAGCTGCCAAACTGAACTATACCTACCTTAAACATCCAAGCGCTTGGTATTACGACAACGAAACAACTTCAGCCTATTCTAATGCCCACCTGCATGTTGCTGATTTCTATATTAATAGTGATTTTATTGCTACTAACAATGTAGTAATAGATCGCTATTTACCGAGCCACATGGCTTACGAAATCCTAACGCCTAATGCCTCTAATGCGGTAGATTGGTATAGAGTTGCCCAAAACGTAGCAATTCCAGATATTGTGTTTTACTTGGATTGTTCGGTGCAAGAATCTTGTAAACGTCTTGAAACCAGAATTAAAAAAGATTGGCAAGAGACCACAATGCAATTAAATATTGTGCGCCGAAATTATCTAGAAAACGTTATCCCTTTACTAAAAATAAAAGGCTGGAAAATCTATACAATCGATGCCCACCAACCAATTGATGTAATCGTCAATAAGTGTATAGAGTTTTTGTATCGTCATAACGAATCTTTGCAATTGCCAGAACTTCCAAAAGGTAAAAGCTATTATGTCGCAAGGGTATAGAGGAATTGTAATCAATTCTCCAATTAGAGATTATCTAGAAACAAGTGCTGGTAACTGGCATAGTCAACGTCGTTATCATTATCTAACTACAGGCAAGATTGAAGAAGTTGAATCTAAGTTATCAATAGATTTTTTAAACTGGGAAGCCCAAGAGCTATTGGACTTGGCAACCAACTTTACTAAAGATAACGGCAGTAATCCAATATTTCTATGTGGTGCAATATTGTCCTGGGATAGCGTCAACGCTCAAGGGCACAATTTATCTAGCGGTAAAATCACACTAGGAGCTACCGAAAATCATCAAAAAATTGGGTAGAAACCCCGTCGTTCACGACGGCTTTATAGAAGTGGATGAAATCTGCCAGTATGAACTGTCACTAAATACTAGCAATCTTACAAAAGATATTTTAGAATGTAAACATGGAAAAAGCCTATCGCTACCGTTTCTATCCCACTAGCGAGCAAGAATCACTCTTGCGCAGGACAATGGGTTGTGCACGGCTAGTCTATAACAAGGCTCTAGCTGTTCGGACTGAGGCTTGGTACGAACGACAAGAGCGAGTTGGCTATAGCCAAACGTCCTCCATGTTGACAAATTGGAAACAAGACTCCGCTCTTGAGTTTCTGAATGAAGTTAGCTGTGTTCCTCTTCAGCAAGGACTTAGACATCTCCAAGCCGCATTTACTAACTTCTTTTCTGGTCGGGCAAAATATCCCAACTTTAAGAACAAACATAATGGCGGTAGTGCTGAATTTACTAAGTCTGCTTTTCGGTGGAGAGATGGGCAAGTCTTTTTGGCTAAATGTGCTGAGGCTTTGCCAATTCGTTGGAGTCGCAAGATTCCCGAAGGTTGCACACCCTCGACTATTACCGTCAAGCTGACACCATCTGGTCGCTGGTTTGTATCCTTGAGGGTGGATGACCATACTGTTAAGCCATTTCCAAAGGTCGATGTCTTGAATGGACCGCTCATGGGAGAAACCACCAAGACTTTGCCTGTCCACAAATCGATTGGTTTGGACGTTGGCATAAATAGTTTGATTGCCACTAGTGACGGTGATAAGATAGCCAATCCCAAGCACTTTAAACAGCTTCGGAAGAAGCTGAGACGGGTACAGAAAGCACTGTCTCGAAAGCAAAAGGGAAGTAACAACAGACACAAAACTAGATTGCAAGTAGCTAAAGTCCATGCACAGATAACTGATGCTAGAAAAGATTTTTTGCATAAGCTGACAACTCAACTGGTTCGTGAAAACCAAACGATCGTAGTTGAAGATCTGGCTATCAAAAACATGGTCAAGAACCATAAACTTGCACTTGCGATTAGCGATGCAAGTTGGGGAGAATTGATTCGTCAACTTGCATATAAATGCGAATGGTATGGGCGAGAATTGATTAAAATTGACCGATGGTTTCCTAGTTCTAAAAGGTGTGGAAACTGTGGACATATCGTAAATAAGCTGTCGCTGAATATCAGAGAGTGGGAATGTCCGAAATGTGGAACTAACCATGACAGAGATGTGAATGCGGCAAATAACATTTTGGCGGCAGGGCTTGCCGTTTCAGTCTGTGGAGCAACTGTAAGACCCGAAGAGAGTAAGTCTCGGAAGGCTGGTGTTTTGAAGCAGAAACCTAAATAGCGATGTTTAGGAATCCCCGTACCTTTAGGTCGGGGAGGATGTCAACTATATAGGAATCAAGGTTATGCTACTCAAGCGCCTGTTAAAAGCGATTATACGGTTGATATACACCAATTAAAAATGGTTTCTAATTACAACAGTACAGTGTATATAGAAACCATTAAATTACTGAGTGAAAATCATCGTAGTAGGCAAACTGAAGCCTATAAAAATGATCAATTGGTGCTGGTTGGACAATATCTAGAGACTAGGCTCTGATTCTTTTTCATCGATAGTAGGTTCAATGGTTTTAACACCATCTTCTACTTCAATATTTTCTTTGATAGGAACGGTGCAAAAGCCATCAAGACAACGGGATTTTGGGAGTTTTGTTTTGCGTGAACCTAAAGCTATTTCAAGATTGATTGGTACTTTTTCCATGATTAATATAATAGTAATTTATTTGCATCTAGAGAGTTTAGCACCTTGGCTGATGGGCAGTTTCCAGACATAACCATCGATAGTTCCATAGTGGCTTGATAACCTCCACGAATCCAATAGGGTGCTGCCTGTTGTTGTTGTACTGATGTTAACGGTCCACTGGGAATATAATGCGGACAATCGGCATGTTCAAAAGGAGTTTGACATAGGGGGCAGGTCATTGCTCCAGTAGATAATCCACCAATACTGGCGTAAATTTTTCGACCATAGTTGAGGTCATTGGTAATTGGATGGCTAGTTTCAGTCATACATTGACAAACCAATTGATAGATGCCTTCTCGATCCATAATTGCGTTATCAATAGCTTTGTTTGGACTGGTTGCCAGATAATATGACCTGATTTCAGGATTGGGGTTAGGATAATGTAGTAATTTAGCATCATAAATCATGCCAACTTGATTTAATACATTTTCCCAATCGTGGTTAAGCATCAATGGTTTACCAGGATAGGTATTAGCCATTGTTTTTAAAGATTGCAAATCCCATTGAAACATGGACGAGTGCAATAAATTGTTAGAAGCCAATATAGAAAATGTACTAATGTCACCGTCAGAATAATCTGGTGCATTGACTGGCTTATAACGATTAATTTTATCCAGCGTAGCTTGATCTAACATGTTTAGAATTTATCATAGTATATAAATTAGTATAGAACCTTTCTTGTGGTTTTCCGCTACTTTGGCTAAATTCGAAATAACATTTACAATTGACTTTGCACGTACATTTTTCACCGATTTTAGGTAGAGTACCGATTGGTTGCCAACCAGCTTCGGCATAGCCTGGGCATTCTGGACAGGGGTGTTTAGAACCAATAAACCTGCGTTCCCAACTGTAACCTGCTTCCTGGTGTGAATCTCTGGTAGCTTCACTGTAAAATGACCAGACCGATTGAATATAGAGATCTGCTCTAGCGTCAATTTGCGCTAAACTCAAAGCACCTTTTTGGATTTGTTTAGTAAAGTTACGCAAATAGACAAATTGTTTTCTCAATTCAGTTTCAACCTTAGCCCAATCCTGTGTAGTAGCTTTGGGATTAGCAATTCTATAGGCGTTGATAGCAGCAGAACGCAAGGATTCTACTACCTTTAATTCCCACTGGGCAATATTTATTTCACCGTTGGCTAGTTGATTGTGAATGGTAGATAATTCGTTTTTATGAGCGTTTAAATAACTTTGGACGGTTTCTCTGACTTGGGTTTTTCCAATAAATTGCCCTTTTTTTGGACCGTCTAGATAGTGATAGCGTTGCGAATTTTGATTAAATCCAAACTGTGGTCCAGCTACTGGTTCTACTACTGGTTCTGTAGCAGTAATGTTGCTATCAGTATTGTCGGTAGTGGTATCGGTTGGGGTTGGTTTTATTGGAGAAGTTTTTTTAACCTGTTTAGAAATAGCATGCACCTTCGCCAATAGAGTTGACGATTGATCTGCTAATTCATCCAAATCAAACTTACCAGCCGCCAATTGCTGGGTGACTTTGCGTAGGTCTTGTAAATGTTTAGTTAACTGCAACTCTAGCGCTTTGTAATCGTTTTCTGTAGCAGTTGGATTGATTAACCTAAAGTTGGTGACCAGAGCATCTCTAAGAGCCAATGCCATAGCCATTTCCCAATCAGCACAAGAACCACCATTTTCTATAATTTCTAGGGTGCTTTCAAGTGTAGCGGCAGTATGCTGTTTTTCGTAATAATCAAAATATTCTTGTAATTTCTCAAGCGGGACTACCTGACCATTTTGATCATAGAAATAACCATTGCTATAGGTAAAGCTATTGTCCATCTACTTTGGCAATAATTAAATTTTCAAAACCTTTGGGCGCGTATTTTTGCCAAGATTCTATAGCTGCTTGTTTAGCGGCATCGTCAATTTTGGCGTTATTACTTAGTTCGTTAAAAGGAGGGAGAGTTGAACTGGTTGGTTTGATTTTCTGCCCCGTAGCCTCCTTGGTATCCGCCGCCGCCGCCGCCATCATTTCCTTCTTGTCCATTGTTAATTACTCCAGTGTAGGTATCGTCCCAAAGTGGCCATTCAATTCTATAATGACCAAATTCTCTGTACCAATCGTAACCCATCCGCAATACCAGTTCAGTATCGCAAACCTGTTTGATTGCTTTAGAGAGCATGGCACACCAAGAATGGCGCATCCTTGCGTATTTTTTAGCAGGTTCTCCAGCGATTTCCTGTGCGCCTGTAGTATCTAGTCCAGGAAAGAACCAAACAGGATAACCTACTGGAATTATTTGAAATTTCCAATAATTACAGGTATCAATCAAAGGTTGCAAATTAGGAAAATCTGATTGTAATTTTTTTAAATCAGTATTATTCCAAAGAAATAAATCAGTAATAATCCCGTCTAGTTGACGGTTTTGATAAGATTGAATATAAATTTGACGTTCGCGTTCATCGGTTTCTGGTGGCAAAATATGCAGTGTTGGATTGATTCCAAGGGTAACTGCTGCCTGTGCTAAAGAAAGTGTGGCTTGTTTGAGATTACCCCAAGCTTGCATTGATTGTTGAAAGATACTTTGCCCATAAAGAAATTGACGGTCATGCCTGATATGGACTACTTGGCAGGGGTCAAACTCGGCATCAGCTTTTCGAGAAGACATAAAACGCCGTTGGTCAAAGCCTTCTAGCAATCCTTGGTCAGATTCACGTCGAAACATCTCCCAAGTTGGCAAGTACATCAGGTTGGATACGCCGTAGGATTTGCCATCTTTTTGAATACCCAGTTCTAAAAAACTATCACCGTAACCAAGGGCTTGTTTTAATGCTTTTTCTAGTTTGTCTCCACCTATCACCCATTGGTCTATATTTTCTTTGCGGTTGATTAAATCGTTTAAAATTACCTTGGTATCTGGATGGATTGGAATAGTTTGTTGTTTATCTTGCCAATCCGATATTGTCCAACCCAGATCGTCTCCATCGGCTGCTGCAAACACGTCATCTACCGCTACACCTAAACAATGACGAGCTTCGTAACACCAGTTAACGATTTCGATTAGCTCTTTACCCATATTGGGATCTCTAATACTGGATTCTGGAATTTCTGTATCGTAACTACGCAGAACTGAAGCGTAAATCTGCGATAGTGGACGCTGTGAACCAGTCAAGTCTGTATTGTTTTTTTGACCTTGACTGGAATTATTGGCTAAGCCAAATTGGTTAAGTAATTTCTTTATTATTGGGTTCATTGTTTTTTAAAATTCTTTTAGGAGAGTGTCCATTCAAATCAAAAATGTAATGAACATCCTCATTTAAATCTTCTAACTTGGTTTGTGTAGTTTTTAAATAATAAGAAATATCGCGAATATTATCAGCATTTTTTTGACTGATTTCGTAAAGTCGCTCGATCTTTTGATTTTGCTCGTCAGTCTGCTTAGTAAACCGAGAATCCAAGGTAAACGCTATACCAAATACCGAGAACAAAATCGTTAGCATTTCGTAATTCACGACCTTACCTCAAAAATAAGAAAAAATATAGTATATATGAATTTAGTATAATATAATTTATCTACTCTTTATACTACTATGGTTACTATTTCGCAAGTTATAGCCGATAAATCTACTTTTCCTATCAATCAAGCGGATTCAGGGTTCTTAACAGAGCTACAAACTAAATTAAAAGAATTAAATTATTATTTTGTACCAGTCGACGGGCTTTATGGTCCAAGTACAGCAGGAGCATGGGCGCAGTTTAAATCTGATTACAGCCAAAGTTCTCCAGAAATTGTAGGTCCAGGTTCACTAGGATTGTTGGCAAATGCCAAACCTAGAAACTTATCCAACAATGCTGCTTTTTATAATCGCTTGTGGAACGGGGCTCAAATCCAAGACCATGCAGCCTGTGACCAAGTAATAGATCGTTCTTTCATTCCGCATCGTGGTACTTATCAAGAAATTCAAGGGGAATTATCGATTCCTTGGTACGTGATTGCCTGTCTTCATTACAGGGAATCTGATTGTGATTTTCGTACTCACCTATTTAACGGAGACCCTCTATCACACAGAACCGTAAATGTGCCAGCTGGTCAACCAGTTCATGGTAATCCTCCTTTTACTTGGGCTTATAGCGCTAAGTGTGCTTTGGAATACGACGGATTAAATCGAGTAAATAATTGGTCTATTGAATCTTTACTATATGAATGCGAAAAATTCAACGGCATGGGTTATCACCATCTTGGTATTAATAGCCCTTATCTTTGGGCTAATACTAATCGCTATCAAGCTGGAAAATACATTGCCGATGGTCGTTTTTCCGCAACCGCTGTTGACCAGCAATTAGGTATTGCTTCTCTATTGAAACGTATGCAAGAAAGGCAATTAATTTCTATTTATTAATCTTGGTAGAATTAAATCAAGATTGATTTTTTAAAAAATTATGTTGCAAACTCCCGCAGACGATACTGTAGAAAATTTAGCTGCTCTTTGTCGCACTCAGGGAACAGTCATAGAAGCTTGTCCTGCTGCTTCTCCAGAACCCTATCTAGCAATTCACAACGATAGTAAAATCTATTGTTGTTTTAAAAAAATTCCTAAGATTTTGTTAAATCAAATCAACAAAGAAGTTTATTTTAAAGGTTTGTTTATCAATACTAAACTTACTGAATTTGCACCCACAGAATTTTCGTTTAACGGGTTTATTTATAAACTGATTGACGATGAATTTGTTAGCTCAGTTTTTGATAGTTTCCAAATGATTAACGAAGATGACCTATAATTTTGACTTCAGCCAAGAATCTGCTTTTTTCGGTAGTGTAATCAACACAGTACCTAACGCTACAATTACTTTTCAGTGCTTGGAAGATGGCGTGACTTTGGGTCTAACTACCGATAGTGTAGGCAATCCAGTAATTCCTACTGGTGAATTTGTTACAGTTTCTTTGCAATGTTATCTCAATCAAAAAGGTTTATCTGGAGCGATTTTAGACGTACCTCCAGGGGCTGACATGGAGACGGTTTATTTTGAAGGAAGACTGATCAATCCTAAAATCTATCCAATGCCCATTCAAGCACAAGGAGATATTCTGGCAGTAATTAACGGGCAAACTGGACGGATTATGGCACACAGGGCGTTTAGTTCGCCTGCTGCTGCAGTTTATGGTCTTGACGCTACTTTAGGTCAAAAACTGGCAGTATACGTCCAATTCCAGCAAGGTTTGGCTTCTACTGGTGCACCTTCTGGTAATCAAGGTTCTAATGGTGGAGCTTACTCTACGCTAACCGAAGGCACAGTCTATCAAGTTTTACCAATCGATAGCGCTGGTCAAACAATATTTGCTTTAAAATCAATTCCTACCGTTCCAAGTGACAGCGAAGTTTACCTCAACGGGGTCAAAGCTCAGTATGGCGTAAATTACGCTATCAATGGACAAAATCTAACTTGGTTGGGATTGACCCTGCAACCGACCTATTTATTGGAAATTTACTACTTTTAAAGTATATTAAAAAAAAAGTACTTGACATTTCACGATAATTTAGTTATATTATTAATAGGCGAGCAGGGGTCCCTCCTGTGGTGCTGGGGAGAAATCCCAGCCATCGTCGTCCCCCCAGGAGGAGGAGGGCTCTGAGCGGTTCACGGTTGGGGATAGAAATAGAATCCCAAAGCAGACAACCAATCATCCAAAAATAAACCAAAACACAAACCAAAAGGAGAAATAAAATGGATTTAATAACTAAACAATCAATTGAAACTTATCTTGGGAAAAAAATTAACAAGTTTGAAGTATGGGCAAAAGTTTTATTTGTAGTTCCAGTAAAAGGTAAAGCTACTTTTGTTAGCAAAACCAAATACGAAGCTGCTCAAGCACCGAAACCACCAAAATTTCCAACGATCCTTGTTGGATTTTCCAGCACAGGTTTAAAAAAATTAGGTTATAAAACTTGTCCATTTGTTTGGACAAAAGGAGAATTGATTGAGCAATTGCTCAAAATTAAAACCAAACAACCAAAGCTTAACTTGTTGCAATTCCAGACCGACAAAGAAAATTTTATTCATTACACGATTGAAAACGAAACTGGATTATACGAAGATAAATTTGGTAATCAAATTCAAGTTAGTCCAGAAGGAAAAGCATACAAAATCAATGGATAGACCCAACTGCCCTATTTGCCAAGGCAAAGTTAATAAGGATGGTAAGAACGCCAATGGAGACCAAAAATGGCGATGCCTTCGTTGTCCACATTATTTTGTGGATAGCAATAAAAATGTTGGCAGACCAACAATTTTGCCAGATAGACCATTAACTCCATATGAAAAACTAAAACGCCATACAGAAAAGAACAAAAAGCAATTTGAGAAATAATTTTCAAAAAGTACTTGACATTTCACGATAATTTAGTTATATTATTAATAGGCGAGCAGGGGTCCCTCCTGTGGTGCTGGGGAGAAATCCCAGCCATCGTCGTCCCCCCAGGAGGGGGAGGGCTCTGAGCGGTTCACGGTTGGGGATAGAAATAGAATCCCAAAGCAGACAACCAATCATCCAAACATAAACCAAAACACAAACCAAAAGGAAATACACACCATGACAAAACGCACAATTGAAATTTTTGAAAATGAATTCTCTGGACCCAATTTTTTAACCATCGCTTACGAAGTGGTGGTTGTAGTCAACCCTAACAATCCATACGCAGACATTGATCTCGGCTGGTACGAAACTAGAGAAAAAGCCGAAGAGGTAGTTGCCAAAGCCAAAATCAAATACAGAATCAAATAAACCACCAAGGGGCTAACCACCCCTTTTTTTACTAACCAAAAGGAGAAAATAAAAATGGATTTAACCCCAGAACAATTAGCCGTATCTGTTCCAGACCCTTATTGGGTATCTCTTCTTCCACCAGATGTTTCAGAAGAAGAAGAATTCGATTACAAATATGCTGAACATTTAAACGAAGCAGAAGACGACGACGACAGCGACCTATTTGATCACGAATAATTACCAGGGGGCTAACCACCCCCATTACATAAACCAAAAGGAGAAAATCATGGCACACGAACGCTCACAAAGTTTAGTTTTAGGAACAGCCTACAATCACATCAATTTTGCTGTTGGAGAAACAGTTACAGCAGAGATGGTTACTAGGAAAGCTTACCGCGCCTATAACGCGTTGCGGTCCTTGGACATGATTGATACTTGCGATGTCAACATGCACCAGGTTATCCAAAGTTTACTTTATCAATATAACCACTGGATAGATTCAGGGTACGTAATCAAGTAA